AACGACGCAGAAGATGCACAGTTCCCACAATAATAGGACTGTACTTTATTAATGAATAATGAAAGATTGACTGAAGAAAACTTTTTGTTATATGCAGCAAGACATTATGATAACCCATCATGTATAGATGTGGCGGAGTTTGAGGATGATCTTAATACACTAAAGTATATTAAGAGGCTGCTAACTAGGTACCAAGAATCAGGTGAGTTGAAGGAGAGATTAATCCTCAACCACCTGAACTTGTTAAACAATTTGTTTGGCCCAGAAGCAACTGTAAAAATGTGCTTATTGAAAATGCAGGGTCAGTGGCATGTCCTTAAACCGTTTTTGGTTTATCTTGGTTATATGCCAGATGTTATTTTTAATGTTGGTAATGATGATATTATAAGAAACAGCGACATACCACTAGATACTGTAGTAGTAAAGAAACTAAGAGAGTTCCATGAATCAAGTAATTGATTTGGCAATCACATACAAGTTCTTAAAGAATCTTGTCACTCCTTTTGAGAAGTGGCCAGCGTATAAGCTTGGCTTGATTGATAAAGATGGAAACATTGTTAAGCAGAGAAAGGATAGACTAAAGCAAGAAGAAAAGGATGCTTTAGGATACTTTGATGTTGTAACATTAAACCTAAGAAAGCTTTTGGGTAAGTTGCCAGGTGGTAAGTCAGCTATTGCAACATATGCTGCTGCCTATCTATTGCTAAAAGAATATCCAAAGAAGAATTTAAAGGAAGGCTATGAACCTTCAGAGCAGCAAGTAGCATTAATGCTGGAAGAGGCTATAGAAGAAGTGGAGGCGTTAGTAAGTCCCCACACAAAAGATAAAGCAAAAGCAGACAAAAAAAAATATAGAGAAACAAATAAAAAAGAAACACCTAACGCAAAGGGGTTTCTAAATTTTGTTAACCAAAATATTAAAAAGGTTGAAGAGGAACAAGCTGTAACAAATTCTACAGCTGGTATCGCTGGTCTAAAGCCAGATTCAATTGGCGTAAAGAAAAAGGCAATGATTAGATATAAGAAGGCTAATCAAAAGCTAGCCCCATCAAGAATGGGCAAGAGATTTGTTAACTTTGTTGCTGAAGAAGAAAAAAAACCACGTGTGGCTAAAGGGTTGGTATATGAAACAGATGTGTATGGTGCTAAGGCATATCACGCTGGTTGCTCGGAATCTGGATGTGGTTGGCAAAGTAAGAGATATGATAAAATTACGCAAGCACAAGCTGCTATGAAGAAGCATCACGAGAATGAACATTTTAAAGTAAACGAAGGGGAATGATATGAAAGCTGTAATGTTAGCACTTTCATTATTATTAATTGCTGGCTGTGAAGATCATTATCGTTATCCATGTCAAGATCCAGCAAATTGGAACACAGAAGAATGTCAAAGACCTCGCTGCGAGGCTGAGGGAATCTGCCCAGATCAATTAACTGGCAGAGAAGTTGACTTAACACAAGGTAAGATTGAAGCAGCTGAAGAAACAGCTCCAGCTGCTCCATGTGAACAACCAACTAGTGAAGAAACAGGAGAGTAATTATGTTTAATGGACCAAGATATACACCTGACGAGTTGATGGCACGATTAAAGTTTATTGTTGGCCTAACATTGGCAGCAACACTAACTGGTATCGTATTTGTGGTTCTATATTCATTGATCTTTGTTGTCCAACCAATGACACAGTCACCAAATGACGCCAAGTTCTTTGAATTGATCACACCTATCGCTACATTCCTAACTGGTATCCTTTCTGGTATCATGCTGGGCAAATCGCCAGATGAGAAGAAGCCAGAAGAGCCAGCCAAGCCACAGGAAACTGTTGCTGAGCAAGTTGTTGAGGAAGTAGAAGACGAAATCGCCTGAGGTAAAAAATGAGTATTGAGAAGTTTTGCAATAAGATTGGAGTTGCGCCAGACCCTAAGTTTGGTGTTGAAGTTCTGAAAGCAGCAATGAAGTATTATAAGATGACGCCTGAGAGGGCAGCACACTTCTTTGCTCAGACTAACCACGAGTCTGGTGGCTTTGCTAAGTTTCAAGAGAACTTAAACTATGGTGCTAAAGGCCTTCGTGGTATCTTTGGCAAATACTTCCCAACAGATCAGATGGCTGTTGCATATGAGAGAAAGCCAGAAAAGATTGCCAACAAAGTATATGGTGGCAGAATGGGCAACGGTCCAGAATCCTCAGGTGATGGCTGGAAATATAGAGGCCGTGGTGCTCTCCAGCTAACTGGTAAAGATAACTATAAAGCTCTTGCTACCTATCTTGGTAAGCCAGAGATTCTTTCAAATCCAGATCTAGTTGCTACAGAGTATATCTTTGAATCAGCCATCTGGTTCTTTGATAAGAATAAGCTTTGGGATATTTGTGACAAGGGTGTTAGCGATGCTACAATCCTTTCTATCACAAAGAAGATCAATGGTGGTACACATGGTCTAGATGATAGATCAACTAAGACAAAGAAGTACTATAGCCTATTAAAGGGTGTTAAGGTTGATGCAGCTCCTGCGTCAGCTAAACCAGCTGTAGCAGTTGCCAAGCCAGCTGCAGCACCAGGCGTTATTAAGCCTGGTAACTTGTCAGAACACTTCTCCCTGAAGGAACTAACAAGATCAGAAACGGCAACAAGAAAGGGTATTGATAATACACCAAACCCAACTCATATGCATAACCTAACCCTAGTATGTAAAAACATTCTAGAGCCAGTTAGAAAGCATTTTGGCAAGCCAGTGCAAATTAATTCAGCTTATAGAGGTCCAAAGCTAAATGCGGCTGTTGGTGGCTCTGCTAAGTCACAACACTGCAATGGTGAAGCTGTAGACTTTGAGATTGATGGTATGTCAAATCTTGATCTTGCAAAATGGGTTGCTGATAATCTAGACTTTGACCAAGTCATTCTAGAATTTTATAATCCTAAAGAAGGTCCAAATAGTGGTTGGGTCCATGCTAGCTATGCTTCCTCTGGTAAGCAAAGAAAGCAGATTTTGACTGCCGTGATGGAAAAGGGAAAGACAGTATACAAACCTGGCTTTGCTGTGTAATATTATAAATACGTTTATATAAATCAATGGAATTTTGACTGTCATTATATAACTCCTGATTTTTTTGCCCCTAGTGTTGGGCAACAATGATTTTGCAATGCAAACTCAAAATTCAGGAGCTACAATGAAGAAGTTATTTCTTGCGCTACTATTCGCGGTAGGCGCAGTCCAAGCCTACGGTCAAACTACAACAGTTTCTACGGTCAATACGACCTCCGATGTCAATACGACAACAAATTCGACTTCGACCTCCACATCGACATCGGACAATACCAACACGAATGTGAATACAAATAATAACATTCAATCTGGTACTGCAACGAACATTAATCAGAATACGAATACTTCTACTTCGACTTCTGATAATACCAACACGAATGTGAATACAAACACTTCGACTTCTACGAACACCAATACGAATGTTAACACGAATAATAACATTAACAGTGGTACAGTAAATTACAACAATAACAATACCTCTACTAGTACTGCTACGAATAATAATAACAACAATTCTGTTGTGAACAGTACAAATACGAACACGAATGTGAATACAAATAACAACATTCAATCTGGTACTTTGACAAATAACAACAATAATGTGAACACTACGACATCTAATAACACAAATAATAATAACAATGTGAACACAACGACATCTAATAACACCAATAATAACAATAATGTCAATGTGAGCACATCAACCTCAACAAACACAAATAACAATAATAACAATTTGTCTGGTGAGGTGACTTATAATAACAATAATAATAACAACACGAATATTAATTCAACAAATACTAACAATAACAACAATGTCTCTACATCTACCAACACAAATAACAATAATAATGTCTCCACTTCAACTAATACAAATGTGAACAAGAACGACAGTACTTCTGTTGCCACAAATAATAATAACAATGTAAATGTGAGCACATCAACTGCTGTAAACAAGAACGAGAATGTGAATAAGTCTGAGAGCACAAGCCAATCAAATGTAAAGACAGATAACACAAATACAAATATTAACAGAAACGAGAATATTACAAAGTCAGAAACAACAATCAAAGCACCTCCTGCTTCTGCTATTGCTCCAATGATCTCAACATATAGTCAGGATGTTTGCGTAAGCGGTGTCTCTGGAGCCGTTCAGACTCAGGTCTTTGGTCTTTCTGCTGGTAAAGCAGTTCGCGATATGAATTGCGAAAGATTGAAGTTATCTAAGACTCTATACGACATGGGTATGAAGGTTGCTGCTGTATCAATGATGTGTCAGGATGAGCGTGTGTTCAAGGCTATGGAAATGGCTGGAACACCATGCCCTTACATGGGTAAGATTGGTAAGGAAGCAACTGAACAGTGGACAGGCAATAAAGAAGAACGTCCTGACTTCAAGAAGAAGTGGTGGAAGTTTTGGGAAAAGGGCGAGCAAGAAAAGTCAACTGATCTTCCAGAAGCATCAGAAGGCGGCTAATGAAGCGGCTTCTCGCTCTACTACTATTGGCGGTGGCTCCTGCCTTTGGGCAGGGTTTGCCACCCCCAATAACAACTTATGACCCTACGGTTGAACAGACATATACTGTTACACAACCACAAACACCATTACAAAATATTAATCAATCTGGTGGTACGCCATTAACATTGTATGATGATGGTTCTACTTTCCAGCCAATTCAATTGCCATTTGATTTTTACTATTTTGGCAGTTTGTTTGATTCAGTTTATATCTCGCAAAATGGATTGATAAGTTTTACCAGCAATGCCAATGGTTGCTGCAGCGGTAATGAACTGCCATTTTTATCTAATCAATCATACTATAATTTAAACAATAGCATTTTTGCTATGTGGAGTGATCTTGCTGATTTTAACAATCCAGGCAATCCATATTATAAGTCTACAGGAAACTCTTTTGTAGTTGGTTGGTATGGTGTTGATGAATTAGGTTCACCAAATAAATTTGATTTTGAAATTAGTTTATTTGCTGATAGTAGTTTTTCTATAAATTACGGTTCGTTTGATTATACAATGGCAACAGGTAGAACATTTACCTCTGGTTTTCAGGGTGACACTGCCACAGAATTCACTCAATTTTATTGGGGCAACAATCCATCATCTTTACAAAACACAACGTACTTTGTACAGTCATCAGAGATTGTTCCATTGCCACCAGATACACCACTAGCACCTGATTGTACTACAAATCCATACGACCCTTCTTGTGTGATTGATAGTATTGGTATTGATGATGGTGTGATTGACTATACAGACCCAGAAGAAATTTTAGCTGCAATTGAAGAACAGGAAGCAGCTCAAGAAGAACTTGAAGAATCAATTGACGATGGAAGTGATGATGGTTCAGATGATGGATCTGAATATGTTGAGGAAGAAGAAGTCCTAGTTGCTAATGAGGAAGCCACAGAAGAACTTCTTGATGCAGACCTAGAAGAAATGCTTGCTGAAGAAACAAATGAAGAAGACATTTCACTTGTTGAAGATGCAGAAGATCTAGGAGAGCCAGCCGTCGTTGCAACCTATAGAGAATTAACTGACGAAGAAAAGGCTCAGATTCTTGCTGATGCAATTTCAAAAGATGTGCTACAAAATGCCCTTACAATTGCATCAGAAGTTGGCTCATCAAATACCAATGCTGCTGGTGGTCCTGCAGCAGAAAGTTCAACAACTACTACAACAACAACCAGATCATCTAATGACCAATCAAGTGCAGCTGAGTCAACTGAAACAGTAGCGGCTACAAGTGCCCCCACAGAACAAAAAGATGACGGTTCATCTGCTTCTGATACTGGATTAGATATTCTAGAAACTGGTAGACAATTAGGTCAACAAGCATTATCAGAAATATTAACTGCAAGTGAAGCTGCTTCTAATGATTCTTCCAGAGAAGCTGAATCAATTGCAGCATTCTCAAGTGAAGCATCGGGAACAAATCAATCTACCGATACCATTTCAGTTACTAATTTAGAAGATGTAACACAACAAGAAACAATGGTTGCTGATTCTGGCGCAGAAGTGCAAACAGATATGGGGCAACCAGTTGAGTTCACAACAAGTGAAACAACAAGCCAGATTGAACAAGAAGCCGAGATGCTTGCTGAATCATTTGTTCGTGGTCCAGTTGTTGATGCTGCAGAAACAGACGAGGCACTTGCAATTGTAGAAGCCAGTCGTGCCACAGCAGAACAAAGCGCATTTGATGATGAATCAAGCAAAGACGCAGAAGTAACAACAGCAATGGTTGATCCAGCATTAGCAATGGCAAACACATTCAACCAAGCACCAAATGCTATGAGTCTTGAATTCCTTGGAATTATCAAGCCAATAGAAGAAAAGAGTGATGCTGAAGTTAGAGCAGAGCAGGTAGTTGCTGCTAATAAAGAGCAACAAGATGCGATTAATGCAAATTATATGGACGCTGATCAATCAGGCATTGTATCAGCAATTGCAGTAGATGCAGATGTAAGTTCATATCTAACACAAAGAATTCCAGATGTACCGTTCTATAGACCAGAAGACATCTACAAAGGTGTTATTATTAAGGACAATGCCCGTGGCGCATATTTCCTTGAAAAGGGAAATACCGACACCTATAAAAAGATGGTTGAGGAGCAGTATAAGTAATGTTAGCAGAACTAGCAGCAGTCAATGCAGCATATGTTGTCATCAAAGAAGTGGTGAGTAACGGTAGAGAGCTTGGCGAGTGCGCCAGTCAACTAGGAAGTTTCTTTGAAGGTAAACGAAAGTTAGAAAAGAAAGTTGTTGAAACACCTGCAAATGAGCGTAGCCGACTAGAAGAATTTTTTGCATTAGAAGAAGTACGAAGAAAAGAAAGAGAACTTAAAGACTATATGCTGATTGCTGGGCGCCCTGGATTATGGGATGATTGGGTGAAGTTTCAGAAAATGCATGCGCAGATGGAATTAGCAGCAGCGCAAGCAAGACGACGCGCTGAAATTGAGGCCGCGCAAAGGCAAGAAGAAATTACGCTGATGATCTGTATAGGAATTTTATTTGTTATGTTTGCTGGTGGATTATTTGGATTTGTTTATCTGATAACTAGATAAAGTATAAAACAAGGAGCAATACAAATGAGCGATTTAGACGAAAAGGTCGATAAGTTAGAAGCTGCTGTTGACCCAAATACTGTAATTAGCATTGGTGGATATAGTTTCACTCCAGCAAAACTTATGATTGCTGGTGGTATCGTGTCTACAGTATTAGGTGGTCTTTATGGCGCATTTGAGTTCTATAAAGATTACATGGATATGAAGCAACAGATTCAGGAGTATGTTGCTCCAGACCTATCAGCTATTCAAGAACGTATTACTAAAATGGAAGAGCGTGTTGATAATGCTGTAGTTATGGTTGACGAAAGCGGTGATATTATTCGTGATGTTAGAGCCGACCTAAAGGGTGACATTGATAGCCTGCAAGCAGATGTAGATGCTGCTGAAAGACGCAATCGTGAGCTAGATAAAGAGGTTCGTGGATTTGTTGGTGTAACTGACCGCGATATGTCAGCTCGTTTGAGAGCAATTGAGCGTGAAACAGACCAAAAGCTAAAAGAGTTAGAAAAGAAGGTTGATGAGAAGATTCAAAAAGCTTGGGAAAACCCTCTGGCAAAGTAGATATTGACTATATAAATAATGATGGAAACCTTAAACATACCTCTTTGTGAAAAACGATATATCGTTGCTAATAAGGGCAAAATACTTTTAGTAACTTATAACCGTAGGTATGCTGAGCATATATCTAATTTGGTCAAGAAGAATGATTACTCAATTACGTACGAGATTAGGGTCCAAGGGCGACCATAAATGTTGTTGTGATAGTTGTCCAATCGAGAACAAATCAGGTAAAGTAGAAAAGATTTTATATTATACCTTTCTGATAGTGTTGCCGGCGTTTGTTATTATTCATACCATTATAACAAGTCTATAAGGAGACAAGTATGAGTATCCTAGCAAATTTAAAGTCAATGATATCAGATGGTGTAGATGGATCAATCTCTTCAAAGAGAGTTATTACAATTATGGCAACATTCCTAGTAGCTTTAGCATTCGTGCTAAATCTATTCTGGGATTTAGATGTTGATGCTAACATGTATGACTCAATGATGATGATTGTCGTAGCAGGTCTTGGTACAACTGTAGCAGAAAAGTTTGCCAAGAAGTAATTTTTAAACAAGGAGTATATTAAATGAAGAAGTTTATTGCATTGTCTGTTCTAGCACTAGCCCTAACTGCATGCGCCGCCAAGGAAGAGGCCGTTGTAGTTGAAGAAGCAGCTCCAGCCGCCGAGGCTCCAGCTGCCGAAGCAGCCCCAGCAGAAGTTGGTGGCGTGCCAGCAGATGCAGCTGCACCAGCCGAGGCTCCAGCAGCCGAAGCACCAGCAGTAGAGTAATAATACTGTGAATGGGGCGAGGGAATCCTCGCCCCAACTTTTTGAGGTGACCCATGAAAAAGTTTTTATTTGTACTAGCCTTAATCCCAACAACAGCTCTAGCCAATCCTTATGATTGGAAAGTAACAAGAGTCCTTGATGGTGATACAGTAGAATTTGAAGCCAAGTTCCTTCCCCCTGAACTTGGTGATAAGTTAAAGATCAGAGTCCTTGGTGTTGATACACCTGAGAAGGCTCCAAGAGCCAAATGTGATAAAGAAGCTGCAGCAGGATTAGCTGCAACAGAATTTACAAAGAAAGCTGTCAACGAAGCCAAAAAAGTTCAGATTGAAATTAAAGAATGGGATAAGTTTGGTGGCCGAGTTTTGGGTGATGTAATCATTGATGGCAAAAAGCTAAGTGAAGAATTAATCAAAAAGAATCTAGCAAGACCATACTTTGGAGAAGCCAAAAAGTCATGGTGTGAATGAGGTAACCTATGTTAAGTATTATACCATTACCATATAGAATTTTATTGTTTGCAATGATTGTAGGTGGCGCATTTGCTGCTGGCTATAAGAAAGGCGGTGAGGCTGGAGAGCTAGAAATTCAGCGTGTTGCTAACGAGGCTGAAGATCTCAAGTTAGCTCTCGAAAAAGAACAAGCAATGATTCGCGAAGTAGTCAAGGTAGAATACGTTGACAGAGTTACAAAAATTAAAGAAAAAGAAACTAAAATTGTACAGGCAGCAGCTGAGACAGTCCCTGGACAGTATGATATGTCTAATGGTTGGTTACACGCACACAACGCTGCAGCTTCTCCTAAAATTGATCTCGATTTAAATTTAGCTGCTGATGGCACAAGTTCTTTTGTTAAAGACAATGTTGCTCTTCAAACAGTTGTAGAAAATTATTCTATTTGTTTACAAAATGCTCAGCAGCTAACATCTCTACAAAAATATTTAATCCAAGTCAATGAAAAAATTGACGAGGAAAATAAGAAGCGTGGAATTGATATTAAACTACCAGACTTGCCATGGAAGAAGGGGGGCCAGCAATGAAGTACCTTCTAGTAATTTTTATGTCTTTGATGTTGGCTGGTTGTGGTAAAGGATTAACAAGACTTTTACCAAAACTTGAAAAAGTTAATCTACCTGAGGAGCTAATGAAGCCACCTCAGGAACTAAAAACAATTGAAAAGCCAGCTCAACCACCACAAGAGGGTGCAAAAGATGTCTCACCTAAATGAAGTAGGCCGTAGCTATTTTGAACATTTATTATATGCATGGAAGTATGCTTTTGTTTTATTTGTTCATGGATTGCTACCAAATGTGTGGAAAACAAAAGCAAGCGATGAACTTTGCAAAGAAAGAATAGGCGATAATGCAACCAGAGCCTATATGTTAAAACACATGTACGGCATTATTGAAAAGAAGTATGAAGAACCAAGCATCTATAGCAGATTGTCAGATAGAGAGCTTGCAATTTTGATGGAAAATCACAAGACTAATAAATAATCCTACATACTCGTAGGAGAAGCAAACATGGTTGACTTTGAGTCAAGGCTTTCAAAAATTGAAATGGATGTAGCAGCCATGAAAGAGAAGGTCAGCTTCTTTTCTGTAATCTACGAAAAGTTTGATAGAACACTTGATAAGTTAGATGAACGTCAAGTTGAAGACAGAAAAGAAATCAACGAGACTATGGCAAAGTTGCAAGACAATATCATGGAAGAGATTAAAGCTCTCAGAGATGATATGGCCAAGCAGCATGTTATCGAAAGACAAAAGATTGAGGACCTGAACAAATGGCGTTGGATCGTAGTAGGGGCAGCCGCACTGGTCGCCTGGGTAGTATCAACGTTTTCCAAAACTCTGCTGGGAAAGTGACCCCTGTTGATGCAATTTATAATGCAGCAATGTGGGAAAAGTATATTGAACTAAGAAGAGAGCAAGCTAGAGTAGAGCCATCTGACAATAGCTTACTAGCTACCTCCCCAGAAGAAGTCAAACGCCAAATAGAACGATTCAGAGAACAACAAGAGCGAATTCACATAGTTGTATGAGATTCAAGCAATTCCTAGAAAACTTTATGGATGGCCGTAACCCTCAAGATAAGGGTGATATGGCGCGTCACGGTCTAAAGGGAAAGTCAATCTCCCAACTAAAGAAAGTTAGATCGTCCAAGACCGCATCCCCAAGACAGAAGCAGCTTGCACATTGGTTCATCAATATGCATAGCAAAAGGAAATAGTTGACCTTCTAGCCCTCTCTCTGTATAATCAGCGTGTCGCCATTCTGATTAGGGTCATAAGATGCTTTGGATTGATATTAAGTACGCTAACCTTGCCTCGAGCAAGTTCCCCCGGTATAAGGTAAAAAAGCAGAAGCCGTTCCAGGCTAACTTTCGCTGCGTGTACTGCGGCGACTCTAAGAACAATAAATATAAGACAAGAGGATATCTCTTAGAAAATAATAAGGGATATGTGGTCTACCATTGCCACAATTGTGGCACTTCTACGAGCTTCGACAATGCTCTTAAATTTGTCGACCCAGTACTACATAAGGAATATGTTCTCGAGAAATATAAGGAGAGAGCAACGCAAGCCGTTACCTCCACAGTTTCTGCGAATGTATTCCAGCCGGATATGTCAAAGTTTGCTAAGAGGAGATTTGAGAAGTTTGAGCCATTGAAAGAGCTAAAGAAGGTCTCCCAACTACAACCAGACCATATTGCCAAGAAGTATGTGGTCAGTAGGCAGATCCCTTCCAATAAGCACTATATGCTCTACTACTGTCCTAAGTTCAAAGAGTTTACCAATAGGTTGATTCCTGGTAAGTTTGAGAACACTGATATTGATAGTGGTCGATTGCTGATACCATTGATAGACCGTGAAGGTACATTGTTTGGTTATCAAGGTAGAGCATTGTCCAATGACAAGATTAGATACATAACCATCGTTTTGGATGAAAGTAAGCCAAGAGTATTTGGATTAGATACTCTTGATATCAACCAAGATGTTATAGTTGTAGAAGGTCCTATCGATTCATTGTTCCTACCTAATGCCATTGCTATGGCTGGCGGTGACAATGGGGATGTGGAGAAGTTGGGATTGGATAGCAAACTTATTTTCTGCTTTGATAATGAACCACGTAACGTGGATACTGTCAAGCGTATGAAAAAGATGATAGATAAAGGATACAGAGTGACTTTTTGGCCAAGTAACATTCAACATAAAGATGTTAATGATATGGTCCTAAATGGGTTGAGCCAAGAAGAGATTTCTGGTATAGTATATCGAAATGCCAAGAAAGGCATGGAAGCATTATTAGAACTACAAAAATGGAAGAAAGTACAATGAGTGAATATGAACCAAAAGTATGGACTACGAAGGTAGTTGAAGAGAATGGTGAACTAGTTATTTTATTTCCTGCTGATCTTATGAAGCATGTGGGCTGGAAAGAGGGTGATAATTTAGCATGGGTTATATCAGATGATGGAAAGCAATGCTCTATTATTAAACTACAATCACCCGAGGGCTGAAATGAAATATCTAGACATCAACATCGACCTTTCAAGAGACATTCTGTTTGATGATCATGGCATGAAGAGAATGAAAGAATCTTACATGCGTGATGATGAAACATCCCCTCAACATCGTTTTGCTTTCGTATCTAAAGCATTTGGTAGTGATGAAAAGCATGCGCAGAGGTTATACGATTATTCTTCCAAGCATTGGCTATCATACTCCACACCTATTCTTTCTTATGGTAGAACATCTAAGGGCTTGCCTATCTCCTGCTTTCTTAACTATATGGATGACTCATCCCAAGGGTTGGTAGACACTCTATCAGAAACCAATTGGTTATCGATGCTTGGTGGTGGTGTAGGTATTGGTCTAGGTATTAGATCAGCCGACGAGAAGTCAACTGGCATTATGCCTCACCTAAAGATCTACGACTCATCCTGTCTTGCCTACCGTCAAGGTAGAACTCGTCGAGGCTCTTATGCTGCATATCTAGATATTGGCCATCCAGATATTATTCCATTCTTAGAGATGAGAAAGCCAACTGGTGACCAGAACATCCGTTGCTTGAACCTCCACCATGGCATCAACATTCCTGATAAGTTTATGCAGCTTATTGAGAAATGTATGACTGATCCAAAAGCAGATGACGCTTGGGAACTTGTTGATCCAGCTTCTGGTGAAGTAAAGGAGAAGGTATCAGCAAGAGAGCTTTGGCAGAAGATCCTTGAACTAAGAATGATGACTGGTGAGCCATATCTTCACTTTGTTGACACTTCTAACAAGTACCTTCCTCAGTGGTTAAAGGATAAGGGATTGTCTGTAAAGCAGTCAAACCTTTGCTCTGAAATTATTCTACCAACCGATAAGAAGAGAACAGCTGTTTGTTGCTTATCGTCTGTAAACCTAGAGTATTATGATGAGTGGAAGGATGATAAAAGATTCCTTCGTGATATTGCTGAGATGTTAGATAATGTTCTCCAGCACTTCATCGATAATGCTCCTAAGCCAGTTCACAGAGCTGTCTATTCTGCAACAAGAGAAAGATCAATTGGTGTTGGTGCTCTAGGGTTCCATGCCTACCTTCAGAAGAATATGCTCGCATTTGAATCTGCAATGGCTAAGTCAGCCAACATGAGAATGTTTAAGAATATTAGAGAGAAGTTAAATGAAGCCAATAAGCAGCTTGGAAAAGAAAGAGGAGAGGCACCAGATGCCGAAGGCACAGGTCTACGCTTTAGTCACCTCATGGCTGTTGCTCCTAACGCTTCTAGTAGTATCATTATGGGTAACACCAGTCCTTCGATTGAGCCCTATAGAGCAAATGGGTTTAGACAGGACACCCTTTCAGGAGCATACTTCTATAAGAACAAGTATCTAAATAATTTACTGAAGAGTAAATATAGTGAAGATAAGCTACCAGAGATCTGGTCATCTATCATTGCTAATGATGGTTCTGTTCAACATTTAGATGAGTTAGAAGATTATGAAAAGGATGTATTCAAGACTGCCATGGAAATTGACCAACGATGGATTATTGAACATGCAGCTGACCGTCAGCAATTCATTGATCAGGGCCAATCAGTTAATCTATTCTTTAGACCAAACGCTAATGTTAAGTACCTTCATGCTGTACACTATATGGCGTGGAAGCATGAACTAAAGACTCTCTACTATTGCCGTTCTGAGAAGATTGGTAAAGCTGATAAGGTCGCCAAGAAGATTGAGCGTGAGATCATTCAGGAGATTGATATCAAGGCTCTAACAGAAGGCACTGAATGTTTGGCCTGTGAGGGCTGATGGCTACCTGGAGGAAAAGAAGTAAGTCTGGCGGCATAACTAGAACTTCAACTAGTAAAGGCTGGACTACTTCTACTTCCCAGGGAGCTGGAAAGAAGGGCGGTCTAGGGCATAGAATTACAACTACCCACAGAGCAGACGGTAAGACAGTTATACGTACTACTGAAAGAGCTAACGGTTGGCATAAAACAACACAGAAAACATTATCGAGTAAGGATCCGTACAAACTATCAAAAAGAGATTATGATAAGTTATCTTCTGGTGATGGTACTGGCACAGGTGTCGCGCTTGTTGTAATGTTTGGCATATGGGGATTAGTGGAATTGTTGGGTTGGTTGAAAGAGAGGCTTCAACCTATAATTGTTTTTTTTGAAACCCATAATGTCGCTGATATCATAACTGTCTTAGTTATATGTGCTATTGGTACATGGCTGTTTTTAAAATTACTACTGAGAGCAATTAAATGAGAGTAGAAATTAGAGATGACTTCATCGGTATATTTGATGGAGCCTATACGCAGCAGCAATGTGATAATTATATCCGCTTTTTCAAGAATGCTGAAAAGGCTGGTATGGTTGTTAACAGGCAGAATAGTGAAAACGTATCGCCATTCTCAAAGGATGACTTATCTACAACAGCAAATGGTAACCACCTTTCTGAATGGATGATAAATAAACACCCTGAGATAGCTGAGATATATAATCACTCAACTGAGTTTACGAATGTATTAATAAACCAGTGCTTGAAGGAATACTGTAGACATTATCCCGGATTGGCTGGCTTCCCTGATGCAGAGAAGAAGCTTTCAATACAGGACTCAAAGATACAGAAGACAGTACCTGGCCAAGGTTATCATGTATGGCATCATGAGCATGGAACATCAGGTAGAGCACCTAGAAGATTACTAGCATTCTCATTAAACCTGAATACGGTTGATGAGGGTGGTGAAACTGAATTTCTATATCAGAAAGTTAGATTTAAACCAATAATGGGTCAGATGTTAATTTGGCCTGCATACTTTACACATGCTCATAGAGGCAACCAACCTTTAAGTGGTGAGAAATATATCATCACTGGTTGGATCGAGAAATAGGAAGATAAAAATGACAACAAAACAAGAGTTGGTACTTACGGATGAGCGTTCGTACTTCAAGCCATTTAACTATCCATGGGCATATGAGTCGTGGTTAAAGCATGAACAGAGCCATTGGCTTCATACTGAAGTTCCAATGCTAGAAGACCTAAAGGACTGGAAGAATAAACTCAATAATAACGAGAAGAAATTTCTAACACAGATCTTTAGGTTCTTCACTCAAGGCGATATCGATGTTGCTGGTGGGTATATCAAGACCTATCTTCCATTCTTCCCTCAGCCAGAGATTAGAATGATGTTAGCTGGCTTTGCAGCTCGCGAAGCTCTTCATGTTGCTGCTTACTCGCATCTAATTGAAACTTTAGGTATGCCAGAAGATACATACAATCAGTTCCTAGAATATCAAGCAATGAAGGATAAGCATGACTATCTAGCAAAGTTTACAAAGAGTGATAAGAAGAGAATTGCACAGAACATTGCTGCATTCTCAGCTTTCACTGAAGGTATGCAGTTGTTTAGTTCGTTCATTATGCTACTTAATTTTCCACGCCATGGCAAGATGAAGGGAATGGGCCAGATCATTACTTGGAGTATTGTTGATGAGACTCAACACGCTGAAGCAATGATCAAGTTGTTCCGAACCTATATCGAAGAGAATAGGGAGTTGTGGAATGATGAACTCAAATCTGAAATTTATACTATTGCAACTAAGATGGTCGAATTGGAAGATCAATTTATTGATTTGGCGTTCGAGGGAGGAGAGATGGAGGATCTTACTTCGGAAGACGTCAAGAAATATATCCGATACATCGCTGATCGACGTCTCATATCGCTTGGGATGAAAGGTATCTTCAAAGTTAAGAAGAATCCATTGCTATGGGTTGAGGAGATGATCAATGCTCCTACCCATACGAATTTCTTTGAGAATAGAGCAACAGATTATGCTAAGGGTGCTTTGAGTGGCTCATGGGAAGATGTCTGGGCAAATTAATGTCTTCAACAATTACCTACCAGAGGCTATAGCTGAGAGAATCTCAAATATAGTCTTTGGTACTGGTAATTTAAAAAGTGATAGTTGTGATGTCAATGGTTCAATACCATTCCTGATCAAGATTGATAAGACGAGTCCTGGAATGATTAGTTTTGCTTCTATGGTATATACTAGCAAAATGCAGTATAATGAGCAGGACCCAACGATGCGAATGAAGAAAGCATTGCATGATATGTCCACTAAGTTCTTATTGTCTAATAAGATATTGGATGGGTTTAAACCATTGCATGGTAGAATGTATTTGCAAGTGCCAATGGCTATACAACAAGACCATAAGAGCCCCCATGTTAACTTGCCAGGTGATCATTGGGTAGTTCTATATTATATTAATGATGCAGATGGAACTACAGCATTCTATAACACCGATGGAACTTTACGTACAGAAGTAGAACCAAAAAGAAATAGACTTGTAATATTTGATGGTACAATCAAGCATAGTGTTGGTATACCAAAGCTATCGCCTAGAGCAGTGTTAACATACGATATGATACAGGGGTAAGTAACTTGGGTTCTGTTACAGTCAAAGGCGTTAAGATCAAAGGCGATAAAGTTATTGGTGGTGATAGCATGGAACTAGACAGATCTAATAGACAGGCACCAGGCGATACAGGCAAGATCAGACATGCCTATATCATTTACATTGATAAGCCTGAATCTATTGAGTATGCTAATGAATGTGCTGCATCTTGTAAGAAGTATGGTCTACCATATACATTGTGGAAGGGCATTGAAAATGCTGCCTCTAGGGATCTTGATGAAGAAACTGGATTTCATTGGGTTGTCAAAAATAATGAAATGGGGTGTACTGCAAGCCATCTTAAACTCTGGCACACAATTGCAGAACAACCATACGCGTGTTGCGTATTTGAGCATGATGCAATAGTGAAAGATTATTTGTATGATACCGAGATTCCAGATAATAAGCTAGTAATGCTTGGGTACAGAGTTAATAAAGCTGACGACTATCAGCGTCCTAATGACCCCATTGAATTCATGGACATTAATAAGTTTGAAGGTACCCATGCCTATGCCATCACACCTGGTATGGCAAGATATATGATTGATAGGATGCAGGGGTATTATACAGCAGAGTTTGGTGGAGTTAATACTACAATTGATGGTATTCTTTCGATCCATGACAATTTTGGTATTGCAAGATGTGTAATGGACCCTCCACCAGTGGTATGTGTAGTTGGTGATAGAATATCAACTATTCAAGGTCGACCTGCTGCCTATAATGCAAGCGTGTCACCTGGATTCATGAAAGGTTTAAAAGTAGAACCACTAAAGATTAACAATTAGTATAAATATCACCAAGAGGTGATATTATGTGGTTATACAATGGTCATGAGCTTACGGATGAGGATGTCAAAGGGCATTATGGATTCATCTATGAGATTGAATGTTTAGAAAACAGCAAGCTGTATCTAGGTCGTAAGTATTTTACAAAGGCCGGTACCAAACAAGTCAAAGGCAAAAAAAGAAAGACACGTAAGGAGTCTGATTGGAAAGACTATTATGGGTCTTCTCCTCGTATGCTAGAAGATGTTGAGAAGTTTGGTAAAGATAAATTTGTTAGAAGAATCGTCCGGCTATGCAAGACACGAGGCGAAACAAACTACTGGGAAGCTAAGTTGCAGTTTGCCAATGAGGTTCTAGAGTCAGACAAATACTACAATGACAACATTTTGGTGAAATTTACTAGAAGGAATATTGGATTATGAAAGTAGGATTCACATGTTCAACATTTGATCTGTTCCACGCTGGACATGTTATTATGTTGAAGGAAGCAAAGGCTCAATGTGACCATTTAATTGTTGGTTTACAAACAGATCCAACAATTGATAGAAAGGAAAAGAATAAGCCAGTGCAAAGTATTTTCGAGAGATATGTTCAGCTCCAGGCATGTAAGTATGTTGATGAAGTTGTGGTATATGCTACAGAAAAAGATCTTGTTGATATTCTCTTAGCATATCCAATTAATATCCGCATTCTGGGTAACGAATACGAGCATAGAGAATTCACCGGTCGTAACGAATGCATTGAGCGTGGTATTAAGTTCTACTTTAATAAAAGAGAACATACATTTTCTACGACGGAATTACGGCAGAGAGTTGTCGATGCAGAAGTGGATAAAACGCTGCGGCAAGCTGGGATTGATGTAACTCCTTGATTCTATTAGGAATTTAGTTGTTGACCTATTGACCAAATGTGCGTATAGTGGACAGTATGTTAGTATACACTCGTGCTCGTTTCAAGCCTAAAAAGAAGCGTAAGGTTCGTGGCGTTATTGCCACTAAGTATGATGCCAAGAAGTATATGGATAGTAAGTCTGTATACACTCCTCGTGATTACCGCCCGCCTCGTTCTGAAAGCGAGGTCGTCATGCAGGCAAAGTCGCTAGAGACTAATGCTTGTTTTACTAGTCGTGTATCAATGACTGATGCTGCTGTGTTAGCTAAAGAGCCAGAGCACGTTCGTGAGGCTATCATTGCCAAAAGTAAGCGAATTGCTATTGCCTATAACAAGGGCGCTTATCAGTATGTTACTGACGAAACAGATCCTAAGACAATTGGTAGTGGTGAGAGGCTAAGACGCGGTGGCTAATGTTCTTGTTGTATTCACACCTAGGTCTGGAAGCACTATTATAAGCGATCTACTCGCCTATAAGTACAATGCTATCAACCTCGATGAGGTGCTGGACACAACAATAAGAAGTGTGCTATACGACAAGATACCTGACGACATTAAAGCTATTCTGAGCGAACGTTCATTACTAGATCCTTTGCCAAAGCCAACAAATAAGAAAGAAAGAGATTCATATTTTTACCACACATTCAATCTTTACAATCAAAAGTTTGAATTTGTAAAAGAGGTAACACAAAAATATCCTGTAATAGTAAAATATTATCCAACAGCTATGTTACCTGGGATTGGGCTAGTAGAATGGGCTATAGAAAACAATTTTGAGTTATATTTTGTAAGCAGAAGAAACTTTAAGAAGCAGCTATACAGTATCCTACTTGCAGAAGTAAAGACTAATTTTTATAGAAAAGCTAAGAAAGCAGGAAGACTTGAAATTTCAGAGATTAGCGGATATCTTAATACAAATAATAGTTTGAACATTTCATTCCCTCCTGTAAATGTTCCTCCAGAGCAGGCAATAGAACAAATAGTAAAACTTACTGTTATTAACAATATGTGGAAAGCGTATGTCAATGCTTATGGTAAGTATGGTAAAGTAATGTACTACGAAGACACTATTGTTAGAGGAGATTATAGCCTACTAGATGTCAGTCCTGACTTGCTCCAGGCATATGGAAAGGAAGAAATTTCATTAAGACCAACACATAGATATAATGTTGGCGACCAGATATCTAACTGGCAAGAAATTCTCGAGATATTAAAACAATACGAAGTTCCTAATCTGCATGAATAATTTAATCTTATTTACAAATAGATCAGGTAGTACCATACTAACTGATTTGATATCCTATAGTCAAGGCACCATTAATCTTGGTGAAGGCTTACATAGTCTTGCTCGCCAATATAACTACAACAATGATACCCAGAGACAGAGTGAATTGTATAAACAGTTCTCCTCTACTAGCATAACAGCAAAATACCATAACGAGGCTACAAATGGATATGATCATGTTGGCTTCTTTAAGGCAAAGTCAAAAAGAATTGAAATTTTAAAACAATCTAACGAGAGTTGGACTATAAAAGAGCAGCTCGAAAAGCAAACTATGGATTTCTCTTTTATTGAGTATTGCATTGACAATGGCGTCGATGTATATCTTACCCACCGTAGAAATATTGTTGAGCAATTTATATCTAAGGTTAATGCTAGATATAGAATACAGCAAGACGAAAATTATGTCAGGTTTCCAAATCAAAGACCAAATGTGCGGTCCAGCACGTTTATCTTTACAAACGAAGATAATTGTATCAAGTATGATGCGATGCGTATACCATTCAGTTGGTTGAACATGTACACACAAGTCTTTATTGGTCAGCTATTCATGTGGCGTGTCGTATATGATAGATTTAAAAATCACATCAAGCTCGTATCATATGAGGACAATATCAAACCTCTTCAGCTTGAGAAGTTTGGTATCACACAGCAGCATATTCAACAGTATCAAAAGGAGAAGGTTCATCTTGTGCCAACTCCTCATAATACAAACAAAGTAATTGTAACTGATGACTTACCAGCCCCAGTACTAGGAGCATGGCAGCAATCATTGTATTATGTCGATAGACACAAGTACTTAGTGGAGATTTAACATGGCATGTACAATATTAGTAATGGGCCTACCAGGCTCTGGTAAAACGACATTTGCTGAAAAACTAGCAGCATTGCTTGGTGAAAATGTTGATTGGTATAATGCTGATAAGGTAAGACAATTGCATAATGATTGGGACTTCTCACCAGAAGGTAGAATGCGGCAAGCAAAAAGAATGAAAGATTTTGCTGCAGCTTCTAATAAGCAAGGTCGTTATGCTATTTGTGATTTCGTATGTCCAACATACGAGACACAGTCCTTGTTTGCAGGTGATATTATCGTTTGGATGGATACAATTAAGGAAGGTAGATTTGAGGATACAAATAAGATCTTCCAGCGACCAAAAGAGTTCATGTTTTGGATCGATAGCTGGGACTATGAAGATGAACTTCTTGATATTGCCTATATGATTGTTAGCGAGCACTTTGATTGGACTAAACCAACAGTTCAGATGATGGGTCGCTATCAGCCATTCCACGATGGTCATAAGGCATTGTTTGAGGAGGCTCTAAAGAAGACTGGTCAAGTTGCTATCTTTGTTAGAAAGATGCCTGAGGATGAAAAGAATCCATTTGGCCATAGAGAGACAGAAGCATATATCCTAAAGAAGTTGTCTAATTATCTTGGTAAGTTTCAGATCATTTGGGTACCTAATATCGTTGACATTTCTTATGGCCGGGATGTAGGATATTCGATCAGTAAGATAGAGTTGCCTGAGGATATCCAAGCTATCTCTGCCACTAAGATTAGAAAAGAGATGGGAATAGGCTAATAGAAAATCTCTATCAGTTTGTAAGAAACAACGAATTGGATATGCCTATATTTTTAAAGTAGAGTGGTATACATATGACAGAACAAAAACAAGAAGAAAAGAAATACATCTATGAATCGCCTGATAAGGGTAAAACGGTTTATAGACGTGAATTTGGTAAACTTGAGAAGGAACTCATTAAGGAGAAAACACAAAATGAAGACAGTAGGTGATAAGTTAAATCCGTTTGTAATTACAGGTGTTAAGCCTGGTGCCCTAGCACCAGACGGTGCTTTCGAAGACATCACAGAAAAGTCATTCGAAGGTAAGTGGAAGGTAATTGTTTACTATCCTAAGGACTTTACATTCGTCTGCCCAACAGAGATTGTAGCTTACGATAAGCTGAATAATGACTTCGCTGATAGAGATGCAGTTCTTCTAATTGGTTCTACAGACAATGAATTCTGTAAGCTAGCATGGAAGAATGCACATGAAGGTTTAAAGAAGACAACTTCTTGGTTCTTCGCTGACACGAAGCGTGAACCAGCTGACTATGGTGTAGAAAACCTAAGTCTTGTTTCTGACCTTGGTGTGTTCTTCAACCCAGCGGGTGCTGCTCTAAGAGCAACATTTATTGTTGATCCAAACAACGTTATTCAGCATGTTACAGTTAACAGCTTAGCTGTTGGCCGTAATGCCGATGAAACGCTTCGCATTCTCGATGCATTGCAGACTGGTGAACTTTGCCAGTGCAACCGTCAGGTTGGCGAAGCAACTTTAAACGCGGCCTAATGGAAGCAGAAGCAAAACCTCCATTCAAAGAAGTCATTTGGCACTTCTTGTGCTCCCAATGTAAGCTCTGGTGGAGTTTTGCAACTGACGACAATTGGAAACCAAGGACATGGTATTGCCCACATTGTGGACATAAAAAAGAAATATGATTGAGTGTTTAATTCTCGGTGATAGTATTGCTGTTGGCACTGCTCAGACTCGCCCTGAATGTGTTGCTTATGTAAAGAGTGGTATCAATTCTTATCAATTTAATAAGAAATATCCACAAACATTTAGTAGTAAGGTTGTTGTAATCAGTCTTGGTAGTAATGATCATAAGCACATTAAGACTAAGAAGGAACTGTTCGAGCTGCGCGAAAGAGTGCAAGCAGAAAAGGTGTATTGGATTCTTCCTGCTGGTAATTCAAAGACTAGCGAAATTCCTGTTGTAAGAATTCAAGAGCATGTAGAAAGTATTGCGGAAATGTATGGTGATTGGATTATTAGAATTCCATCTCTATCAAAAGATGGCATACATCCCACTAGTAACGGTTATAAAAGGATAGGAGAGATAACTAAATGAGCTGGGTAGAAACAATTAAAGAAGTATTGCCAGAATACGCTAAAGACACAAAGTTGAATCTTGACGCTGTTCTCTTACGCAGCTCATTAGATCCAGTCGTGGCACATGGATGTGCCGTCGCTGCAGCAATGGCAACTGGTAATGGAAAGGTACTAGCTGTAATTGAACAAGGTATGGAAGACAATAAGGAATGTGTCGCCGCCTTGACAGCTGCTGCCACTATGGCTCAAAACAATGTTTGGTATCCATATATTGAAATGGCTGAGGACTCTGCACTGAAGGGTCTTCCAGCTAACCTTCGTATGAATGCTATCATAAGCCATGGTGGTACAACTAAGTTAAATTTTGAAGCTTATTCTCTAGCAGCCTCAATCGTGGGCAAATGCCACTTCTGTGTCAAGGCTCACTATGATACCTTAAAGAAAGAAGGCATGACAGTTGAACAACTCCGCGATATTGGAAGAATTGCTGCAGTTGTTAACGCTGTTGCTAAAGTGTTAAACGGTTGACTTGACCATTTGAATCCTGTATAATGATAAATATTTGGTAATGATGAGGTTGAACAAATGGATCTTCCTATCGATAATGTGGACCTTCGTACTATTGTTGCTGCTCTAGAAAAGAGTGGTGATAATGATCTTGCTGCCAAGCTGATGCTTGTTAGTAAGTTGATTGAAGAAGGTGGACCATATAAAAAGATTCTGCGCGAACAGTACGGAATCGTTGCATAAGGTTAATGGTAGTAAACTGACGACTAAAGGTGTCTTGGACGTGGGTTCAACTCCCACCTTCTCCACCAAAAGCACACTGACTCGAAAGAGTTAAGAGCCGGATTGTACCGGACACATAGTGTGCTTCTGCGGGGAAGAAATGGCTTCGACAGGGCAAGTAATAAACCGACGGCTACCAGTGAGGCGACTGACTTAATCAGCGCAAAAAAAGTAAACGCAAATGACGATTACTACGAAATGGCTCTAGCTGCTTAATTGCAGTATAGGTTCCAGAGTTAACCGCTTGGTAACAGAAAGGTTAGAGGCGGCGGTGTAAAAACCGTCCGCCTTTTTCTTCCAACTGCATAAATGGAGGTAACAACATGAAGGCAGTAGAAATTTTAGATCGCATTGAAGCTTATTTTGATAGAAACCATAACTTGTTTATTAGGTTTGGTGGACTATTTGCAGCTTTGTTCTTTTTTCTTTATGTACCGTTCACAATACATTTTGAATCAATGGACAAACTCGAAGCTGAGCAAGAGAGAAACATCTTTCTTATGGCTCAAATGGAGGACATGAACAGCCGCATGGAGTTCCTTGAGCTCTCCTATGACAAAAAGCAAAAAGTTATGCGCGAGGTAGAATGCCTTGCAAAGAACATCTATTACGAGGCTGGCTCAGAACCTCGTGAGGGTAAACTTGCTGTTGCTCAAGTTACAATGAACAGAGTAAAGAGTAATCAGTTCCCTAGATCTGTATGTGGTGTTGTTTACCAAAAGTACAGAGGCGTCTGTCAATTCTCTTGGGTATGTGAGAATGACCTCCGTGCTCGATCTGGTCCTGCATGGAGGGAATCTCTAAAGATTGCCGAAAACATTTTGATCAACAAAAGGTCATATAATGTTGTTGGTCAAGCCAAGTTCTTTCATGCTACCTATGTCGACCCGGCTTGGTCAAATACTAAGAAGGTGGTTAGACAAATTGGTAACCATATCTTTTATCACTAGTTGTCTTTCTAATGTCGTGATGGGATAGTATCCCTACTTTTGTAATGAGGTGACTTATGTCTAATGGTGATTTTGAAGTAGTCCCGCGTGGCACTATAGAGGAACTTAAAGTTCTTAGAGAGTTTGCAAAACAAATGTCTGCTTATAACTCTATCCATGATATGCCAACTCCACATGAGATGCGGTACCTAATTAATACTTTGGAGTTGTGGTACAACGGTCATAACGAGAAGTATCCTGTATGATTTATTGTGATGCCGTAGTAGACCTCCAGTCAGGTGATACTGGGAAAGGTAAGGTTACTCATTCTTTACTAAGTAGTGGAGAGTACGACCTGGTTCTCCGATATAATGGTGGCTCAAATGCTGGACATACTATCTACCACAATGGTGAGAAGATTGTCACACATCAAGTGCCAGCTGGAGTTCTCTACGGCATCCGATCTTTGATTGGTATTGGCTGTGTAGTAAACGTAAGGAAGCTTGAAGAAGAAATTGCCTATCTCAAGGCAAATGGGTTCAAGACTGATCGTCTTTTGTTTATTGATAAGAGAGCTCATCTAGTTACTGATGAACATTTAGCAGAAGACAATAACGATACAGCTATAGGAACAACTAAACAAGGAATAGGCCCGGCCTATAGAAACAAGTATGGACGCACTGGCACTCGTATTGGCGATCAGCTTATTAACACTGATAATTTCACCATTGTGGATAGTCTTGATCTTCTTACTGGCGCTCGCGTTCTTGCCGAAGGTGCTCAGGGCTTTGCTTTGGATATTGATTGGGGTGATTATCCTTTTGTTACTTCTTCCCATTGTACTATTGGTTCTGTTATTTTAAATGGTGTTTCACCAAGAAAGATCAGAAAAATTATTGGTGTTGCGAAGGCATATGAAACATATGTTGGTACAAAGCCTTTTGGTATGCATTGTGAAGAGTTGTTGAGAGTTCAGATTCTAGGACAAGAATTTGGCGCCACAACTGGTCGTCCGAGAAAGTGTAATTGGATTGATGTTGATAAGATGGCATATGCTGCAAGAGTAAATGATATTACACAACTTATTGTCAATAAAATCGATATCCTAGACCAAGTTGGTTCATACAAATATCTTAAAGACTCCAAGGAGCATGATGCAGGCAGCCGCCTTGGTTTAATTAACGCTATTGTTAATGCGATGCCAGATAATGTTAAGGTTATATTCTCTGATACCCCACATTCAATATAAATATTCGTATAATCTTGGAGGGTGTATGAAAAAGTTACTACTACTAACACTTTTAATTTTAGCACCAGCAGCCTATGCAAACGAAGAGGATGAGAAAATTCTTGGAGCAATTGCAGGAGGTTACCTTGGTTCCACTATTGGTGGTGGAGATGGGAAGAAGGTGGCAACAGTACTTGGAGCAATTATAGGCTATAATGTTGGCCCACAAGTACTAGGTAACAGTCAAGGATACACATATGGCTATCACGACAGAAGTTGGAGAGAGCCAAGATATCGACAGGCAGACATATACAAGTTGTGTGATAGAGAGAATCCATATCATAAAGATTCAAGATTCTACTGGTCATACAACAGGGGCTGTGTGCAGCGTCTAAGTGAAGAAATGAGAGAATTGGAGCAACATGTATATGAACAAGGTTACCAAGGACACTAATGTTGAATTATACGAAAAGTTAATTCAAAAGCTAAACGTACCAGAGGACAGGAAGGCCGCTACGCCACTGAATGCAAGATGGTTTATAAGAACAGGATACGTTCAAAACAGAAACAATCCAATAGCAAATCAAGTGTTAGAACTAGCAAGAAAGATTGCCTAGGGAGTAATATCATGTATAATGAAAGTGTGTTGAAGCCACGCGAACGAATTCATTTTGATCCAGCTAATAGCGAGCATGTTGAGGATTATGCTAACTTTATTAAGCAATCAAATTGGTCTAGTGGTTGTAGGTATCTACTTGAGCAACCATTCCAAGATATACCTTCGATGATTAACAATAAGTTAATTAGACATTTTCTTAGCCCCTATCTAAAGAAGGACTAAATATAGCATTAGTTATTTCTTTAGTAGGAATTGAGATGAACAAATTAGAAGAGTATATTTTAAGATACCAGGGAATCCATACTGCTGCCGAGAAGTACTTGGCGCTTGATGGTAATCTCCACACCAACGAAATAGACCCATCCAAAGGTAAAACTTTGTTTGATGGTTCCCAGCTTGGTAAGAAGTTCCCACCTTACATTCAACAAGTAATCAATGCTAAAGGTAGGGCAGTAACATTACTTGACTATGGGTGTGGAAAGGCTATCCACACATACATGCCCCTTTCAGCTCACGGCAATAAGACACTACTTGGTAGATTAAATGGCATGATTCAATGCTATTATTCTTATGACCCAGCCGTACCCCAGTATGCAACTAAACCACCAACTGGTATGGTGTTTGATATTACATGCTGTGCTGATGTTATGGAGCATGTGCCAGAAGAGTTTGTGCCTCAGGTTCTAACAGAGATTGGTAACTATACCAAAGAAGATGGCACAATCATATTCTCAATTTCCTCCAACCCAGCTAAGAAAATGTTTAAGGATGGAGAGAATCTCCATGCAACCATTAAGGATTTGAATTGGTGGGTAGACGCCATCAAGCAATATTGTGGCGGCCGATCATTTTTGTTAATTCAAAACAACGACAATGAATGGGTAGAGCCAACAAGTGTCTCCAAAGAAAGATGGAAAGAGTTAGAAGCAGTTGGTAAGAAACCAACATGCAACACATCACTACGTTTTTACAATTCTCCTAACTTTATCATTTGGCATTATGATGCTGTACAAAGCGGATACTACACTGATGTCAATACTGGAGAGGTCAAGTGAAAGAGAAGGTAAAACTCTTTATCGGACATGATAGTAAGCAGACAAGTGTAGCTGATACCTGCAGGCTCTCCATTGAAGACTATTCAAAAATACGAGTTGAGACAATACATCTAACTTCTGTTGTAAGTAGAGGATACTTCTGGAGGGAGCAAGCCGAAGGTAGTACAGAGTTTGCATTTACAAGATTCTTAACGCCCTACCTCAAGGGGTTTTATGGGTACGCTATCTTTTGTGATAGTGACTTTATTTGGAACTGTGACCCTCTTGAACTTCTAGATGTTATTGATCCAACTAAAGCTGTTAGTGTAGTTAAACACAATATCCAGAAGGATCAAATTAAACCATTCAAGATGGATGGCCAAAAACAAAGTTGGTATCCAAGAAAGAATTGGTCTTCGTTAATGGTATTCAATTGTGATCATGCATTCACAAAAAGATTAACACCACAAGTTGTTTCAGAATCACCAGCTGGTTATCTACATGAGTTTAATTGGTGTGATGATCAATACATTGGTTCTATTCCCCATACATATAACTATCTTGTAGGTTACTACAATGATGAAGTTAATCCAAAGGCAATTCACTTTACAGATGGAGGCCCCTGGCATCCAGGTTATGAGAATGTTGAATTTGCCGATAGATTTAATTTCTATAAACACAAGGTAGAAGAAAAATATGGTAGATTCTAATGTGGAATAAAAGACTCAACGACAAGTTTGAAAATAGATTAATTGGATACTGTCAGAATAAGAGAGTTCTCATTGTTGGCAATTCGATTTCTTTGTTTAACAAACCGTATGGTGAGTTTATAGACAGCTTTGATGTTGTAGTTAGACTTGGTAAAGGATTCCCCTGGCCTGAGTTTAAAGAACATCTAGGCAGTAAAACAGATGTATGGGTTCTTTCTATATTGAGAGCCAATCACTATCCAGATTTTAAGGGAACACCATACCAGGTTTTAAATATATCTCAGATATCTGTATATGACTCTAAGAAAAATACGACAACAATATCCAAACATTTCTATGAAGAAGATTTTGAGATATATAAAGACTACTTCGTGATGGGTGATATAAAGAAGACAAGAGCATTGATTAAAACTGCTTATGGTACAGTCGATATTAATCAACGAGCATCCCAGGGTGCATTGACATTAGCATATTTTACAAATATTATCCGCTCGTATAAGGAGCTTCATGTTATTGGATTTGATTTCTTCGAAGGTAAGGTACAGTATGAGATGAATGGTGAAGTAAATGAAGTAAGTAGTTTTCATTTACCTGTTCCATCCTTCAAGGGTAGCAACTCTAACCCTCATGCCGGAATGCTTGTTGAAGGTCATCCTGATAAACGTTACATTCAAAAGTTACGAGATGAAGGAAAGATTATTTTCCACGAAATGGAGCCTCTTGTTAATACACCCGAGCTTCAGGATAAAGTTCAATTGATAATGAATAAATTTAGAAAGAGAGCAACGCTACTAAATATTGAAACATCAGAATTCAAAGTGAGAGAAGAAAATGAAACTAGTGATTGAAAGAAATGAAACAAATAAGAATTCTAGGGGTGGTACAGAGCTTATGGCTGAAAGGCTTGAGCAGTACGTTGATAAGGAACTACTAAGTAAGTTTCAAATTATTCCTTCTAGGGTTAGGGAAATCAATCCAGATAAGATTCCAATCCTTTGGTTGCATGACCTACCATGGGATCCAGAGTCAGCTAAGTTAAAGGATCCTGAGTATAGAAAGCAATTTAAGAAAATTGTATTTGTATCCCATTGGCAGCAGCAGATGTATAACACTGTTCTTGGTGTTCCATATTCAGAAGGTGTAGTAATCAAGAATGCAATTGTGCCAATCCAACCAGAACTAATTAATAAGCAAGATCCAGATGGAAAGATTAGATTGATCTATCATCCAACGCCTCACCGAGGTTTGGAGATTCTAGTACCAGTATTTAAGGAGATGCTAAAGTACCATCCTGATATTCATTTGGATGTGTTCTCGAGCTTTAAGTTATATGGCTGGGCTGAAAGAGATGTTCCGTATCAGGAGCTCTTTAAGGAGATTGAAGAGCATCCAAGTATGACCTATCATGGTTCTGTCTCTCAAGAAGAACTAAGAGCAGCTATTGGTAAGGCACATATTTTTGCCTACCCATCAATCTGGCAAGAGACGAGTTGCCTATGTGCTCTAGAGGCTATGTCAGCTCAATGCTTAACTGTAACATCTTCTCTTGCTGCATTACCTGAGACTTGTGCTAATTATGCCTTGATGTATAACTACACTGAAGATGTCAATAGCCATGCCAACACATTCTTTAAGATTCTCTACCATGCAATTGAAGTTGTTAAAAAGAACTCTGTAGAAAATTACTTAAAGGCCCAAAAGGAATACTTTGACAGAAATTATGATTGGAACTTGAGGAAAGAAGAATGGACATTCCTGCTAAATTCTCTTCTATAACACCAAGCGTTGAAGACCTATTAGGTAACTTTGCTTGGAGAAGACATCCACTTCTTCCAGAGCTGGAATTCTTTTGCCTTAAACAAAAAGATGATGGTGTTAAGAAACAACTCCAAGATGCACATCACTCGTGGCAATGGCCCTATCTTTGGGAATGTGGTGTTGCTCTTGGTAGATGGATTCTTGACAATCCAACTGTTGTTAAAGATAAAGTCGTCTACGATGTTGGAACAGGTCAGGGGACTGTTGCCATTGCTGCCAAGAGAGCAGGAGCCAAGATTTCAATTGGTGTTGATTGTTGTGTGTATAGCGATTTTACTATTGCTGTTAACAGCAATCGTAATAATGAAATTGTAACAGCATACATTAAAGATTTGTTCAAAGCCAAGATTGCGGAGCAGTCTGTTATCTTTGCATCCGATCTTATCTATGGCCAGCAGACGAGTGACGACCTCTTAAACTACCTAGCCGATCTGGGTCAAACCTCAACTGTCATTATTGCCCAGTCAGGTCGTCAGAATCCACCATACGAAATCAAGCATGAGGCATTCCATCATCTTATGTCTTATGAGGTTCCATGCTTTACACCAGGCCTAGAAACCATTGAAACCATGCCAGTTTCCCTATGGACTTGTAACTCCTTGATTCTTAAGGATCTGTAACTTACTGATTCTACAGGTGTTTTTAAAACACGTGTAACTCCTTGATTCTAAAGGAGCTGTTGCTGTTGCATCTATTGACCAACAGTGTATAATGGACGGCATGGAAAGCAAACAACAAGTACGAATCGGTGACGTCGTCAAGAGCCTTGACTTCGTCGGTGTCAATGACTGCTACTATGTCGGCCTCGTCGTCGGCATCAGTGAGATGGATAGCACGTTCCGTGCTAAGACTGTCAAGCGAGTTTGGCAGGGCAAGATTGATAGCAAGAAGGTCTATCCTGACTACTTTGTCGCTCCTCTTCCTGGCAATCATTTCTTCGATGACCTTGCCGAAGAGAAGAATGTTGAGCCGCGTGTGCAGGTGGTTGCCTAATGAATATCAGCGAAGCAGTCGAGATTATTGAACAGCAAGCCAAGCGAGATGGCGTTAGTGTTCTTGAACTTCTCGAGACCATCGACAGGTATGGTGCTCTTTGGTATATCCGAGAAGCCAAGTTGGGCATTGAGTTCCTCACTGCATTCAACATCTTCATGGATGCTGGTCGTAAGATGTTTGCAAAGGTGGAAGCGTGATGAATATCGCTAAGACTATTCTCTCTCAGATCAAAGCAATCGACGCTTGGGCGCTCTGCGCTTGGGGTGCGAAGGACTTTGTGGTGATGGAAGATGGCCTGAAGTTCAAGACTTCAGGCATGACTCCCTGGAAGGGCTATGTGTACGTCAAGTACAACGCTGTCCCTGATCTCTATGAGGTTCAGTTCTTCCGTGTTCGCAAGAACCGAGTCGAGGGTGTCGAGATCGTCCACGACAACATCGTCAACGCTGTTTACGCTCACGAACTCGTTGGCGTGATTGATAAGTTCGTAGGTTAATGATGAAAACTACTATGGTTCTTGATATGCAGGTTCTTGAAATGTTCTTTGTGGACCACCTCGATAAGGAGGTCATTGCCGAAGAACTTAACATTCCGCTTGCTCAAGTTCGCCGTATCATTCGAGATTACAGGAACGGCGAGTATAAGGTCCGCTAATGCAGATCCCTTCTATAGGTTCTCTCGTTAAGGTAACGACTCGGTATCCGAGCAACGTTGCCGGACGTGAGTTCGATGATAACACTCATACAGGTAGGGTAGTGCCGATTCCTGTATACTGGAAGAACGAGGTCGGTAACACGTTTGCTGTTGAGACCGGTCGCTCTTATCATCCTATCTCACTGATCTATACTCATAGGGTTATTGACCTTGAGATCCTAGAAGGTAAAGCTCTTAACAAGACTGAATTTAGCAAATTACTAACTATTGAATGCACTGTTGCCGGCAGTAAGGGTAACGTGTATAATGTAATGTCCAAGGGCGGGAAGTGGTCCTGCACTTGTACAGGTTTCGAATTCCGTAATCAATGTAAGCACATAGCACAGGTAAAAAGTAAGATTTATGGCAAAGCAGCGTAACGATTCTCTTGCCCGAGCACTCGGCCAAGAACCAACGTTTACTGAACCTACCAAGTTGAACCTCATTGAGGCTCTTAACTGGTACAATTACAATAGCGATGATGGCAACTATAAGACTTGGTTGCGGCAGTTCCTTGCCCAGCAGAAGTCGTTCTCTAAGAGCGACATTGCCAAGGCTACGAATGGTGATGTGCCTCGTGCTATCGCTGCCATTGCCCGAATGGAATCTCGTGGTGTGGCAACTGGTGAGCAGGCTCGTGTCATTGCCTTTGCAATGAAGGCAATTGAATCCTCCACCTATGTGGAAGAGGAAGATGTTGTACCGACTAATGTCATCTCGATTCGCGACCGTCTGAAGGAGTCTTGTACTCCGTATGTCGCTTGGATCGATGAGCAGATCGATAACTTCATTGCTGGCAAGCCATATGATGATAACATCTATGACTACTTGAATGGTCAAGGCTGTAAGGCTGGCCACGCTCGCGTGATTCGAGAAGCGTTTGAGTTCAACTTTAACGAGATGGCTCTACTCAAGGATGGCGACCCAGCTGTTGTCGAATGTTATGAGGCCTATGGTAAGAAGGCTATCAAGGTCCTTGTTGCATTTTACGAGAAGTTGGAGGCTGACCTCAACCAGCTTGAACAAACTAAGAAGGCTGCTCGTGTCCGTAAGGTCCGTAAGCCAAACGTCGAGAAGATGTTGTCGAAGGTCAAGTACCTGAAGGAGTCTACTGAATTCAAGGTTGGTTCAATCCATCCTCAGAAGGTTCTTGGCTCAGAGCAACTTTGGGTCTTTAATACAAAGACCCGTCAGCTCGGCCGCTATGTTGGTAGCAACATCCAGTTTAAGCGTTCAAGCCTTCTGAACATTGACCTTGAGCAGTGTGTGTCTAAGAAGCTTCGGAAGCCTGAGGAGTTCCTCAAGGTTGTAATGAATGCATCTAAGCCTCAACTCAACAAGCAGTTCGATGCTATTAAGGCTGTCGCTAAGCCGATGAATGGCCGACTGAATGAGTTCACTGTCCTCTTGAGAGTCTGGTAATGAAGCGCTTTCTAATTGCTCTTGTTATTATTGCTCTTGCTCCTTGGTTCATTGGCTTCTTTATAGGATTTGCACATGGCTTCTAATACATATTCTGTTTTTGTTAAGAACGCTGACGGTGGTATCATCGAGTTCTTTGATCTTTCCAAGATGGAGGCATTGAACTTAGTTAAAGAAATGAAGGAAGATGGTTTCACGGAACTTGATATGGTTCCTACCTATAACACACCCTTGTTCACTGACACGGTGACTGCCAAGGAAGAGGAAGATGGAATCCTCGAATAACGACAATGTCGTTAGTATGGCTGAGTTCCGTCAAAAGAAGATGGGGACTAAGCTGAAGAGAACTAAGCATCTAGAAAGCTTTGTTGAAGGCTATCACGAGGCTGGTCCAGAGGCAACTGATGTGTTCAATAAGACAATGATGTTGCTCAGAGCCTATGGGTTTGAGACAGAAGACTTTGACCGAAGAGACGTTTTACTGTTGAGGGAAGCCGTGTTTTCTATTATACTACGGTATAGAGAACAACATCACCCTCTACATTCGTTTGTAGATGATTTTGATAAATACTTTAATAAACTTGAATATTTCTTGGATTCTGAATGGCATAATGCCGATCAAGATCCAGATGATGAAGGACCAGAATCAATATGATTATTGTTGACCTAAACCAGGTTATGATTTCTAACCTGATGATGCAACTTGGCAACCATACGGATGCTAAGATTGAAGAGGGCCTTGTTCGTCACATGGTCTTAAACGCCATCCGCTCCTACAAACAAAAGTTTGGTGAGGAGTATGGTGAGATTGTTATTGCATGTGACGATAAGAACTATTGGCGTCGAAAGATCTACCCATACTATAAGGCCAACCGAAAGAAGGCTAGAGAGGAATCCGACATTGATTGGAATTCGATCTTCGAATGCTTTAACAAGATCCGAGAGGAACTAAAGGAATACTTTCCGTATAGAGTACTGAAGGTAGAAACAGCAGAAGCAGATGATATCATCTCCACACTTGTCCACCATAATGGTGCATTGCTAATGACAGGCAATGCCGAAAAGATTCTTATCCTATCTGGTGATAAGGACTTCATCCAGCTTCAGAAGTTTGTAAACGTAAGGCAGTATGACCCTGTCCGTAAGAAGTTCATCTCCCACAACAACCCTGATGTCTACTTGAAGGAGCATATTCTTAAGGGCGACTCTGGTGATGGAGTTCCAAACTTCTTGTCTGCAGATGATGTATTCATTTCAGGCGGTCGTCAAAAGCCAGTTCGCCAGAAGAGTCTAGACAAATGGGTTACCCAAACTCCAGAAGAGTTTTGTGACCAGAATATGCTTCGTGGCTATAAGAGAAACGAGGCACTTGTAGACCTATCTAAGATCCCAGTTGAGGTCTACAACACCATTCTTGCTCAGTATAACGAGCAAGAGGGTAAGAAGAAAGGTGATCTATTTAACTACTTCATTAAGTTCAAGTTAAAGAACCTAATGGAAAATATTGGAGAGTTCTGATGAATAGTAATGTAAGTGATGTAATGGAAGTTGCTAGTAAGGCAAAGACTAAACAAGAGCGCGCCGACATTCTCAAGGCAAATGATTCATTTGCGCTAAAGAGTGTTCTTCAATTAGCATTTCACCCCAATGTTGTTGCTGCCTTACCAGAAGGGGCTCCACCATTCAAGCGAATTGAAAAGCAACAAGATGACTACCATCGTGGCTTTATCCACGCTGAGGCTCGTAAGTTTGGGTATCTTGTTGACCAGCCTGGTCAGAACTTGACCAAGATGAAGCGTGAAAATATCTTCATTACTATTCTCGAATCTCTTCCTGGCGCAGAAGCAGACATGCTCGTTGCCGCCAAGGACAAGAAACTACATAAGCTGTATAAGGGAATCACAGCTGATGTTGCTAAGTTAGCATTCCCTGAAATCCTACCGAATGATATCAAGTAAGAGGTTGTTAGTTCCATGACGATTAAGAAGTATTCTCGTAACCAACGTTTTGACGACTATGAGGACCGTCCATCTAAACCAAAGCAAAAGGACCGTAGTGAGAAGCATATCCGCAATGCTTTGAGGACCACTGATCTAGATGCGTTAAAGAGACTATCAACTGACGACATGGATGAAGACTTTTACGACGACTACGAATTAGACTATAGGCGCTAATTAATGATAGAAGAATATTCAATTCATATTCTATGGTTCCTAATGAGCTGTGCTTTTGGTACCTGGATGTATTTCCAAGGCGCCATGAAAGGCACACTAGCTGGCGTCAATGCAGCTGTAATCTTTATGGTTGTTAGTGGCAAAAGACAAGAGGCCGAAAAATTTCTAGAATTTGTTAATGACCTTACAGGTAAAAACTTCAAGATTGATAAATAAAAACATGCCTACATACACTTTTGAAAACACCCAGACGGGTGAGGTCCATGAGGAGTTTATGTCGATCTCCGCACGAGAAGAGTACCTCGCTGCCAACCCTCATTTGAAGACCATAATCACACAGGCTCCGCCAATAGGAGATCCCCACCGCCTCGGCCTTAAAAAGCCTGATGCTGGATTTCGTGACGTCCTTAAAAATATTAAATCCCATCATAAAAAGAGCAACATCAACACATGGTAACAAAAGGTAGTACTCAATGCCAAACAAAGCTAAGAAGAAACTTAGATTAGCAGTTAATGGTAACCAACATCAGCAAGGAGTCAAGCTACATCAAATATATCCAATAACAAAAGCGCAGCAGAAAGTATTTGAGTCATTCTATAAATCTCATTTACTACTACACGGTATCGCAGGCACAGGAAAGACATTCGTCAGCCTCTACCTTGCTCTAAAAGAAGTGCTAGAGCATAAAGCATTCAAACGCATCGCCATAGTCCGCAGTTGTGTTCCCACAAGAGACGTAGGCTTCATGCCAGGAACACTAGAAGAAAAATTAAGTGTCTATGAACAACCATATAGAGAAATCGTTAATTGTTTGACCCAGAGAGCTGATGGATATGATGTTCTCAAGGAAGCTGGTATTATTGAGTTTATGTCCACATCGTTCATTAGAGGTCTTACATTAGACAATACAGTTATCCTAGTAGATGAAATCCAGAATATGACATTTGGTGAGCTTGATTCTGTTATTACAAGAGTTGGTGACTATTCTAAGATCATCTTTTGTGGAGACTATAGGCAAACTGATCTACAATCAACTAAAGATAAATCCGGTCTAAAAGACTTCATGAAGATCTTAAATACTGTGGCAGATGTTGACTATATTGAGTTTTTGGTAGATGATATAGTGAGATCAGGATTTGTTAAGAAGTACATCATTGCCAAGACTGAATTAGGGTTTGGATAGGTAAGCTTCTGAAGCTAAAATATACTTAGCATAAATATCCTTCAGTAGCATTATAACTATCAGGGATTCCAATATGTCAGGCCCAGAACAGTCTATTATATTTCCAGATGTAACTGTAGTTAACAGTAACACTACAACTTACAAAGTTTGTGGTAATCCTGATTTAGTTGAACGTGTGGATATACAGTCTAAAATATCTGGTACACAAACATGGGTATATGGTTATGTTGATCCAACGACTAACACATATATCCACTCCCACGAAATGGAAGTTAAGAAAGGTAACTTCTTATGAGATATTATGGACTAAAACAAATTGATGGCATAAACCTTATGAGATATGAGGGTGTTGCAAATCAATACATAACCTCACTTCCAATGTCATACTCAAACAGCGTATATAAAGCAAGAGCTGATATTATATATGTGTGCGAAGGTTCTGGCTCCATAACTGTAACAGAGTGCCAGACAAATAGTGACTTAGTCGGGTTCTCATATCAACCTGGAACAGCATATGTCCCAGAAAATGTATTTGGTAATAACATTGTCAAGCTAGAGAGTGGTAATGTTGTCCCAGTGTTAACAATTGTTACTCTTGGTAGACAATCAAACAGTTATGCAACTAATGTTGCAACTATTGCAGTTAATGGATCATATGCTATTCCACCTAACACCTATGCTATAGTTGTAGAAGGAACAATAACTGTATCCAACACTACTGCTGATTCGAATGTCGATCTATACATTCTTGGCGTAAGGGAAGAAGAAAGAACAATTGAAGGTAACGGTAAGTTAATTACATTTAAGGTTGTATAAACTCAAAATATATTATGGCAATGTTGTATGCTATTGGTGACAGCTTTACCTATGGGTTCAATTTCAAAGTAGAGCAAGAAAGAATTGAGTCAGTTTGGCCTAGACAGCTAGCTGACCTCCTCTCTTTACCACATAAGAACTTATCTGTTCCAGGTGGTAGCAATTGGAGGATGGCAAGGTTAGTGGCGACGCTGCCCCTGACTCCAGATGATATTGTTATCATAGCTCTATCTGATAACCAGAGGTTTGAGTTTGGGGTCAACCTAAATCACAAACATCCAGCACCAAAGCTACCTGGTGATATCAATGAGGTGGATGGCAATCTTGTAACCAAAAGATTCTTTAGCGCTTTGTCGGAAAGAACGGTAGACACAAAAGCTAAAGAACTAACAGACCTAGCGTTTGGCCCATTCTTTAATAAAATGTGGTTTAGCCAGATGCATACTGTTATGTGCCTAGCTATTGCTCAAAGACTACAAACAATAGGTTGTAAGTGGTTAATGTTTGATGCATGGAATATGAATCCTAGAATCGACATACCAAATTATATTTTTCCAAACTCAACAATGTATGATAACATAGTGCAAAGAAAAGAAGGGGAATTGATTCGGTACTGGACTAAAGAAGAACATGGTGAGATCGCGAAGACAATTTATGATAAACTATATAATGACCAAAGCGATCAGTATGAAATCTATAGCGCGAATACAAATTTAGATTGGTTTTATTAATGAATAGAATTGACTTTGATATAAAAATAGACAACTATAAATTTCACAAGCTCGAAAGAATTGATGGTGAGCCAAGACAGTATGTTCTACCAGATGGAGGTAAGGTTCCGTCTGTTACGTCAGTCACAGGACTAACAACAAAAGACAGTATCCAGAAATGGCGCTCTCGTGTTGGCGAACAAGAGGCAAATAAGATATCTAGAAAGGCTTCTGGTAGAGGGACTGTAGTTCATAATCTGGCTGAAAAGTATATTTTGAATGATGATAAGTTTGATGGGCTTTACCAGAAAGCAATGCCAGATGCTAAAATTCTATTTCACAAATTACGTGATTCGCTAAACAAAAATGTTACTGAAATCCGAGCGCTGGAAACCCAGCTATGGTCACCCTACCTAAAGGTAGCCGGCACAGTGGATTGTATTGGTATGTTTGATGGTAAACTTAGTGTTATTGACTTCAAGACATCTAGCAAATCTAAAAATGAGGATTGGATCCAGCATTATTTCATGCAAACAGCTGCTTATGCTTGCTCTTGGTATGAGCTGACAAATGAGCCTATAAATAGTTTAGTCGTTATCATAGCGAATGATGAGGACAATGAACCTCAAATATTCAGAAAGACTACATATCAGTACTTAACATTATTTAAGCAGGCCAGAGAAGCTTTCCATAAACATTATGGATTTTAATATAATAAACCTGCAGCAGACGCATTTATCATATTTTAAACAGTCAAGAATTAGGAGTATATAACCATGAGCTTCTACGGTAAAGCAACACAACAAAATCTATTTTTTGTCCATAAGACAAAATTAAATGCTAATCAAAGCCATCGTTTCGGCGGCGCCCAGGGCCACATTGCTTATAGTGTTACTGGAGAACCAGTACCAATCACTCTACACGAAAGTGGTGTTGAGATTATTCAGGCTGGTGCCGACGAGGTTGTGTCGGTAATTATAATGGGTACAAAGAAGGATGTACCTCCAGTAATTACTAATCTTGCATTGGTTGATGTTACCGATTCTCTTACACTTGCCTCTGATGTCCATGGTGTTGTACTAGAGGGATCTGTTACGGTCGATGGTGTTTTATTGGATGCTGAAACAGCTGTACACATTATTCAACCAGGTTCAGTTGCAACTGGTTCTGGTAAGCTTGCAACATTTACAATCGTACAGAGCTAAGAGATACTAAACTATTATAATGAAAGATTTGCCGGAAGGATTTCCTCTTTCAACTCTCAAGGCAACTGGTCAAATCACTGAAATTGGCAAGGTGCAAATTGTATTTCCTAATGGCCACAAGACACAAAAGGCTGTTAGAAAAATAATGATGGGTATATTTGTGGAGGAACGAAAACTACAGGATGTTGAAACAATAATTATTCCTTTTGGAAAAGTTGTTTAATGCTTACAAGCCATATAATTAATTTTAATGGATTTCGTGTATTACAACAACATGTTCTGAAAAATACTAGTGTTGAGTTTGATGATGTTGTTTTTTTTACATGCTTTCCATTAGTTGGTGGTCCAACATTGGAGATGTGGGATAACGTTGGCGAGCACACTGGTAGAATTTATGGTCCAGGAACCTTTTTAGACTTTAGAAGTGTAAGTCATTTACGTCCTAGAAGAATTCTTGTACATGAATCTGGATATACAATATGTTTGGTCACTAAACTCATTGATGCTCAATGGCATTATATGAATGTTACTAACTATGTTCTTCAACCAAACACCAAGGCGCTAGTAATAAGTGGTGGTGTTGCATTTGAAGAGAATGGTAAGCAAAAGCAAGCAAGCATGTTCAATTTGATAAACAAAAGACCATATGATTTGAATTTAGTTGGCAAAGCGGAACTAATACTAATTTCATAGGAGCTATCAAATGAGACTACAAATCGAAGGTGGAACAGAGATACACCAGAGGCATTGTAGACAGTTTGCTAGATTCTTCTGTAAGAAATTCTTCTCTGAAGCACTTAATAAACAAATTACCGTTAGACTAAAGATTGTTAAAAAGCCAGAAATTAAATATGGCGATGAGTGCGGATATGTTGAGTGGATGGATAACAATAGACAACCAAGACGGTTCACCATCTGTATCAATACACCACCTAGGGCATCCCTAAAATATATCATCAGTACACTTGCTCATGAGATGGTCCATGTTAAACAGTTCGTTAGAAATGAACTAATCGACCTTCCATCAACAGATTTTAATGTATCTGTATTTAAGAATAAGAAGTATAATCTTAATAGAGTAGCCTACTTTGACCAACCTTGGGAGATTGAGGCTTTCGGTCGTGAACGTGGATTAACAAGAGAATATCTCGAAAAGGTCAAGTTGGCCAAGAAATTATTAAAGCGCCCTGTTGACTTCTAGTCTGAAGTAGCCTACAATATGCCCTACTTGATAAGTGTGATGTCAAGTATTTGTTAAGTTAGTTAAATATGGAGTTATTGAAATGAATACTACTAAGACACGCGTTGTTGAAGTTCTCGAGAAGAACCGTAATGGTTTGACCCTCGCTCAGCTTCAGAAGAAGGTTGGTTCCGGTGCTGCTGCTCGCGTTAGCGAAGCTCGCTTTGCTGGTTTCCCAATCTACTCAAACCGTAAGACGTTTGCCAATGGCCGTACGTCGACCGTTTACCGTCTCGGTAAGCCTTCTAAGCGCTTCACGCGTAACATGAAGGCCGGTCGCACTCAGATCGCCGTTCGCTCGCTCTACACCCGCGCTGCCTAATTCCCCTTAGGCACTAGAGTATGGAAGGGGGCTGGGTTCTCTGGCCCCCTTTCTTTTTATGACAACAATCGATCTACCATTCAATTATCCTTATGGTGAACCTGATCCACAAATTAAGTGGCATACAAGGTTCATCGGTTTAGCTGTTCATGTTGCTCAGTGGTCAAAAGACCCATCAACTAAGGTTGGTGCTGTCATTGTCGACAGTGAGCGAAGAGTTGTCTCTCTTGGTTATAATGGTTTACCAAGAGGTGTATGTGACCACGACCACATACTAAATAATAAAGAACTCAAACTTCAGGTCGTTAAGCATGCCGAAGAAAATGCTATCCTCAATTCTCTTTTACGGCCATCTGGCTGTACAATCTATGTTACTCACCACCCTTGCGCTTCTTGCGCTGGTAGTATCATTCAGTCTGGCATTGTTCGCGTTGTGTTTCCTTCTGTTCCTCTGGATAATACATTCTCTAAGAGATGGGAAGAGTCGATTAGACTTGCACAAACAATGTTCAAAGAAGCCGGCGTAGAGGTGTTAGAAGCATGATTGATCTGGATCAAAGAGTCACCGTTAATAACTTTCAGACAGCAATTGAAAGTTGTGTTCATAAGAAAGGTATGGGCTACCTAGAGGCAATCATGTGGTATTGTGAACAACACAATGTTGAGATTGAAGCTGTTGCCTCTCTAATCAAAAAGTCGGAAGCTATCCGAACAAAGCTTGAAGCTGAGTGCGAAGACCAAAACATGATCCAGAGGCAACCAAAGCTACCCCTATGAAAATTACCTGCACAAATAAATTGAACCCTAAGTTGCGTAAGCATGTTGTTGCTTTAACGCGTTTTACTGTTGACCAGATCTTCACTAAAAGACAAAGAGATAAACTTGAGTCAATTAGTATTAGAATTGATAAGTCACTAAGCAATGGCACCGTCCACGATGTCGATGCTGTTCCATTAGCCTATATGGATGCCCACGTTGAGGACTATAACGAAAGGCAAGGTCCAAGAAACTTTATTATTTGGATTAATCCATTCTTTGCCAAGAAGAATATTACTAGATTTACAAGAGCCACATTCTTAGAAACAATTGTACATGAAACTGTACATATTAGACAGGCTCTCACTGGCCAGATGAAGCAAGTGTTTCGAAACGGCGATATAATGATTAAGTTCCATAAGAAGTACTACAAGATTGATTCAGTTGAAAAGTATTGGTTGTTTCCATGGGAAGTCGAGGCCCGTGGTTATGAAAAAGGCGTTCTTAACCTCTACTGCATTAAGAATCAATGTTACAATGAGTTTCCTGATCATCCCCTGAAGTAATGTACACTCTTGGTATTAACCTATCACATCATTCATCGATAGCGCTTCTTAGAAATAATGAAGTCCTTTTGTTTATACACGAAGAAAGATTGAATAGGGACAAGTACCACAGAGGTATACCATACAAGTCTCTCGACCTAATTAAAAACTACACAAATAATATTGATTGTGTAGTTCAAGTTAGTGGTTCCTCTGAGAACCCCAAAGCAATAATTAAACATCTGGCTAATCAAGGTGTTGGCATAACTACTTTCAGAAATGATAGTAGTCTTCACCATATGTCACATGCAGCCGCTGGTTTCTTCATGTCGCATTTTGACACTGCTACTGTCGTCGTTATCGATGGAGCAGGAGCACTATATAGACTTGGTGAATCCAATGTAAGAGCTTCTGAGACAACATCTCTATATAGAGCAACATTCCCTAAAATTGTTTGTACTGATAAACATTTCGTCATCGGCCTATATGACAGAAAACCTTTTGTCTACAATCAAAGCGATAAACAAAAATTTAGAGATAAATTCAATGACATAAGATTGAGTATCTCAGAAGGTCTGGATATAGGTTGGAAGTATGCTGATGTCACGTCCCGGATTGGATTTGGTACATTTGGCGAAGGTAAGACAATGGGGCTCTCGGCATATGGTTCTACATCTACAGCAAGTGTCAAAGCCCACAAAATTCAAAAAGAATTAGAAGCCACATTCGTTAAGATAGTTGAGAAATTAGACACTAGCAATCTTGTGTTGAGTGGTGGATGTGCTCTAAACATTCTTGGCAATTCGATAATCAAGAAGACATATCCAAATCTCAATGTATTTGTTGACCCCATAGCAGCAGATGGTACAGTTGCTCTAGGAGCAGCTGCATACCATTACTATAGTGTGACAAAGGATATAAATAAATTGGTATTTGGTTCATACCAAGGTCCAGTCTACCAGCTTGAGAAAAATTACATTTATGAATGTGCAAGAAAATATTCTCTATAGTGATGTAGCTAAACTACTGGCTGATGAAAATATCGTAGCCATCTTCCAGGGCCGATCAGAGAGTGGCCCAAGAGCACTTGGCAATAGATCTATGCTCTATACTCCTACCGACCCTAATGGCAGGGACCATGTTAATAAAATTAAAGGTAGAGAGTACTTTAGACCACTAGCTGCATCAATGATGCTAGAGCATGCAAATGATTGGTTTGATATGCTTGGCATTCCAGAATCGCCTTATATGACTTTCTCTTTCACATGTAAAGAAGATAAGAAGCATGTCATTCCATCTGTAATCCATGTAGATGGTTCTTGTAGAATTCAGACTGTAACTGAGCAGCAGAACTTTCACTACTATAACTTAATCAAAGCATTCTATGAGCTAACTGGTGTCCCAATGGTTCTCAATACTTCATTGAACCTTGCAGGCGAGCCACTAGTAGAAACTATCGACGACACATTCAATACATTTGCTAAGTCTAAGATTGACTATCTCTACTTACCCGAGTTGCAGTTGCTTGTTTCCAAATGAGCTACTACACACTAGCAATATCTTCATCTAATCACGATTCATCTATCTGTCTACTTAAAGACAGTGAGATAGTTGTTGCTTTTTCTTGTGAAAGAACTAATAGAATGAAGCACACTCAAAGAGTGGAGCAATCTGATATTGATGTAATTGCAAAATACACTAGGAATGTTGATAAGTTGGTTCTTATCAATGTCCATGCAAAGTATGAAAAGTATCCAATGTTCAATGCCTTTGATGTATCAGAGACAGTGGAGGGCTTACTAAGGAAAGTAAGGAACGCTGGAATACAATGCAAAAGGACAGTTGTTGATAACGCCCAACATCACCTCTACCATGCTGCCGCTGGTTATTATACTTCTGGCCTCGATGATGCAATCTGTATTATTATTGATGGCTTTGGTTCAACAGAGCAGCATGAGGATGTTTCATTTGCAGAAACAACTTCCATCTTCTATGCCAAAGATACTTTCGAGACCCTCCATAAGCAAATCTTATATAAATTTGAATCACCAAAAAAGACAGGATGGGACAATCAAAAACTATCCGATAAGAAGAAGTCTTTTAGGTTTCCTGTTACAATTACTACACATTTTGACATTGGCAAGATGTATGGCACAGTAACCAGACATATTGGATTCTATACTGTCGATGCTGGTAAGACGATGGGCTTGTCGGCTTATGGAAAACCAAACAACTTGCCATCCATGCTCGTGGATGGTACAATTATATCCAATAGCAATTTGTTTAGATATGATAGCCATATAGATGTTCAGTTATATCCTGAACTAGATAATCCAGATGACCAGACCAAGAAGAACATGGCCTACAATGTTCAGAAGGCTCTTGAAAAAATATTTGTAGAAAGAGTTGCATCTGCATTGAAAATTAAGTATAGTAATAATGTAATACTTGGTGGTGGTTGTGCTCTTAACATCTTAGGTAACTCTGAAGTCAAGAAGCACTTTCCAAACATCAATGTGTATCCTGAACCAATTGCAGCTGATGCTGCTCAATCAATTGGTGCTGCGTTATATCATTACAAGTTGGAATTTCCTGATACTAAGTTCAAGAAAGTACACAATGTATACTTTGGACCTGATTACGAACTTTCAACAGTTAAGCAAAGACTTATCCAACTAGTGGAGCAATACAATAATGGGTCTACTCTATAGATCGTCTGCAATTGGTACTAAGGTTGCTGAGCTAGTTGTCAACAGCAATACAATCGTTTGCGTCCTAACCGATAAGACAGCTAAGACGGCTAAGACAATCATCTGTATGACCGTCCACCAAGCCGAGAAGTTGATCGAGCAATTCCTACACCCCAAAAAGCCCTACTAGAATCAATAGGTTACACCACCGCGTTTTCGGATGAAGAAAACACGTTTTCCTTTAGAATCAATAGGTTACACGTTTCGAGGTCGTCTAGAAGGTGTAGTTGTGTATGATTGGCGTGCTGCTAACTCAATTTTCGTATATACGCGTCAAAACGCGCTCTCAAATTCCCCAGTAAAATCAACAAGTTATAACTCGTTAAAAATCAAGAGGTTATCGTCAATTTTGTAACTCCTTGATTTTGCGTGTTGCTATGTTTGGCCAATGTGCGTATAGTGCCCGCATGTTTGAGATGAATGAGGTTTCCTGATGCCTAGAGGCGTCCCGAAGAAGGGCTTTCGAATGACTAAGAATCGTCGGAAGCAGAATGTAGTACATCAGCCTGCTCTTACTCTTACTAAGAGTACTGAGTCGGTTGAGCAGATTGCCGAGAAGCTCAATGATCGTTTTAACGCTCTTGAGGTTCTAACTGAGGCAACTGGTAAGGGCATCAACCGTGCTCTGATTGTATCTGGACCTGCTGGTCTTGGTAAGTCGTATACGGTTGAGCAGAAGATGGCTGAGCTTGAGAAGCAGGGTCACAACGTGACCACAATCAAGGGCTATGTCCGTCCGCTCTCACTCTATAGACTGCTCTACGAATCGCGGTTCCCGAACTGTGTGCTCGTGTTTGACGACTCTGATTCGATCTTCGCCGATGACATTTCGATGAACTTGTTGAAGAGTGCTTGCGACTCTACTGATACGCGTAAGCTTCACTGGTTGTCGAAATCTATCGATAAGGTTGAAGATGAGGATGGTGAACCAATTCCTAACAGTTTCGAGTTCGAAGGTTCTGTGATCTTTATCACGAACTACGACTTTGATGACCTCATCGCTCGTGGCTCGCGACTTGCTCCTCACTTTGAGGCGCTTGTTTCTAGATCACACTACCTTGACCTTGCGATGAAGACGAAGATGGATTATGTCGTTCGTATCAAGCAGGTTGTTGCGCTCGGTATGCTCCGTGATAAGGGCTTGAGCGTTACTGATGAGTCTACGATTGTGGACTTTGTTGAGAAGAACATGGATAATCTCCGTGAACTCTCTCTTCGAATGGTCATTAAGTTGGCCACGTTGATGAAGATGAATAGTAGTAACTGGCAAAAGTTAGCAAAACAGACTTGTTTTCGTAACTGTTGACATATATACTACTCTAGTAGATAATACTAGGCCCTGAATAAGACATTGCGCTCTTGTTCAGTTCTTTAAAAATACGAATTCCAATTAGGTGCTTCGCGACCTGTCGGCATTAGTTCATTCTTCAGACCGACTGGAGTGTTTCGACGCTCGGCTTCCGTTCAGGCAGGCTTAACAGCGACCTTATTAGTTGGGTGTCCCGCCACCCCCTCGTTGTAGGTAGGCCATATTGTACCGGCCCGAACCGTTTTGTTGTTGTAACGGTGAAAAGAGTGGACCTTATTGCAGACTGCTACCTGATCATCGTAGCAGCGTGGACTGTCACCACGGAGCATAGTGTGACGCCGGATTAGTAACCGGCACTTATTATGGACCGTTAGCTCAGCTGGTAGAGCATTTGACTCTTAATCAACAGGTCGTAGGTTCGAACCCTACACGGTCCACCATTTTGTTTCCCGATAGTGTAATGGTAGCATACGAGTCTCCAAAACTCTTGGTTGCGGTTCGAGTCCGTATCGGGAAGCCAGTTAGTTTTTGGCGTGTAGATCAGCGGTAGATCAAGTGACTGTTAATCACTCTGTCGTAGGTTCGATCCCTACCACGCCAGCCAACTTGGTGACCCACAGGAGCGCTCTGTCGGGTTCATCCTATCAGTGTAAGGGCTTATCCGTTTCGGTAGCACTGATCGAATTATGAGGCAGAACGGATTGCAGCCTTGTTGCGTGGGGATAAGGCATAAGCACAAACCTTCAATGGTAGCCCACGCCTTATTTGGGGGATTAGTGCTAATGGGAACACGCTGCGTTTGCATCGCAGAGTTGAGAGTTCGATTCTCTCATCCTCCACCAAATTTGTTATTCGTAAGCCATGGGCACGATCATGCCTGAGTAACTGCGCCAAAAGAAAACTTCAGTTCTAGAAACCTGAAGGTGAGACGCAGCAAATAGTGCGAATAACAATCTTATTTGCCCGACACCTCTGCAGCAATGTACGTGTCGGCTGTCTAATCTTCTGAGGAGTCGTCTAACGGCAGGACAGCAGGTTTTGATCCTGCTTATCGTGGTTCGAATCCATGCTCCTCAGCCAAGTTTATGTGGGCAAGCGGTGAAGTTGGAGAGTCACACCAGACTGTAAATCTGGCGCTATTAGCTGAGTAGGTTCGAATCCTTCCTTTCCCACCATTTATTCAGGCCCGTTAGTTCAGTTGGTTAGAACGCATGCCTGTCACGCATGAGGCCACCGGTTCAAGTCCGGTACGGGTCGCCATTTTGTTTTTTGGGACCTTAGCTCAGCTGGTAGAGCAGTAGACTTTTAATCTATTGGTCAGGAGTTCAAATCTCCTAGGTCCTACCATTTACGAGGTTGCTATGGATACTAACACAAGAACATTAGCTAAAACTATCACCTATAGGTTGACTACGTTTGTTTTAACATTTGTTATTACATTTTTACTTACAGGTCAGCAACAGATGTCAGCTGGTCTTGCTGTGATGTCATTGACACTTGGTGCCTTGACATTCATTATCCATGAGAGATTATGGACAAGAGTCAAGTGGGGCAATCTTGGTGGCTTCGACCGTAAAGTAAGATCAGCTGTGAAAACAATTACCTATAGATTGTGGTCACTGTTTATTGTCTTTGTCATAGGCCTGGCATTTGGTCTAGGTGGTGGTGAAGCGTTGTCTTTGACAGTCGTTTTGAATATAATGTACCTACTTACTCATTATACAAACGAAAGAGTTTGGAATAGAGTTAAGTGGGGTAAGATTTAATTTCGGATATTAGCTCAGTCTGGTAGAGCACCTGCTTTGGGAGCAGGGGGTCGCAAGTTCGAGTCTTGCATGTCCGACCAATTTTCGCGACTGTGGTGGAATCGGTATACACAACAGACTTAAAATCTGTCGGCTTTAGCCATGTCGGTTCAAGTCCGACCAGTCGCACCATTCATTGGCCTCGTAGCTCAGTGGATTAGAGCAACAGCCTTCTAAGCTGTGGGTCGCAGGTTCGAGTCCTGCCGGGGTCGCCATTTTGATATACATATTACATTGCTCCTTTAGCTCAGTTGGTAGAGCAGCCGCCTTGTAAGCGGCAGGTCATCTGTTCAAGTCAGATAGGGAGCACCATTTTAATGAGGTTGTTATGAGTAGCAGTCTACTAAGAGAAGTGTGGCGAGTTGGAGAGAATGCTAGAGATCCAAACCTAACTGGGTTTGTCAACTGGCCAAACAAACAACAACTCTATCTTGCCCAGAAGGAAATCCAAAAGGCTCTTGAATCATGCTCTACCTTCCATGGTGAAGAAGAGTGGCTAGCAGAGATGAGAGCTGAAGGTAAAGTATTATAAATAAGCAACCAGCCGCCCTACCTTTCGGTGTAAGGTTTGTCGCATAGCGATGGCTGTTTTTCGTAAATAAGGAATCTAGGGCACAGTGCGCAATGTGTGGCGATAGATAAACCGATACTTTATTGTTGCGGGGTAGAGAAGCAGAAACTCGTCAGCCTCATAAGCTGAAGACCGGTGGTGCAAATCCATCCCCCGCTACCAAATTATTATGACACTAGACCAATTCAATAGTATGTTCCCTGTTATAGCTAGTTCGGCTGTTATGCTGAACATCTATAGAGTATACAAAGACAAAGTAGTCAAAGGTATACATTGGGCTAGTCCTCTGATCAACTATACTGGTCAGATATCAGGAACATATCTTTTATATTCATTAGGTCAATACTATTCGGCGATGGCAGGAGTGTGGTACACTTGTCTTTCCATCACGTGGTATTGTATGATGATATACTACAATTACATTAAGAAGGACCCATCGTCTAACGGTTAGGACATTACCCTTTCACGGTAAGAATAGGGATTCGAATTCCCTTGGGTTCACCAATTCAATGCCCGGTTAGCTCAGCTGGTAGAGCGCCGCCTTTACACGGCGATTGTCGGCGGTTCGATCCCGTCACCGGGTACCAATTAATAGCCTCGTACTGTTCAGGCAAGTGGGGCAAAGGCCGGTGGACTCGCGGCGCCAAGCACGAAAAAGGCCTTGGCCAACATGAGTCCTTCTTTTACTGGAAGGTTGCTAGAGAGGCCTATTAGCGCTCTTTGCTAAAGAGATGGATGTAATAGTCACGTAGGTTCGAATCCTACACCTTCCGCCAATGGCAACGTAGCATAGTGGCTAATGCACCTCCTTCATACGGAGTTTATCGTTGGTTCGAGTCCAACCGTTGCTACCATATTTGTTGCGGTGGCAGAGAAGTTATGCAAGAGTCTGCAAAACTCTTTTATGCTGGTGCGAGTCCAGTCCGCAACTCCAAGCCAAGTTAGCTGAGATAGATTAGCACGAGCCTGAAGAGCTTGAAAGGTTGGCGCGATACCAACACTTGGCACCATTTTAAATGCCCTCTTAGTTCAGTGGATTAGAACGCAACGCTACGGACGTTGAGGTCGGGAGTTCAAGTCTCTCAGAGGGTGCCAACATGCGGGTGGACAGGACAAGGGGCGTCCAGCAGCCTTCCAAGCTGAAGATCGCGGAGTTCGACTCTCCCCACCCGCTCCATTTTGTGACCGTTGTCAAGTGGCCTAAGACCCTGGGTTGTGATCCCAGTATACGTTGGTTCGAATCCAACCGGTCACCCCATATACATATAAGATTAGGGACCATAGCTCAGTTGGTAGAGCAAACGCTTGATAAGCGTTAGGTCACTGGTTCAAGCCCAGTTGGTCCCACCACTTTGAGGATTGATTATGGCATACCTACCAGAGTACTTGGAATTTGTTACCGATGCAATTAGGTTTGAATTCTTTCAACCTAATGGTCTTTCTATGTTTGAGCTTGGCAACCAAAGATTCATTGGTGGTGAGTTTACAACTGGTAAGCAACATTTTGAACATTATGGTATGCTTCATACATCTGTTGATATCAATGGAGAGGATGGAGCATTGCCACTTGATCTAACAAAGCCAGAGCTTTTTTATGACTTTAGATGTAGGTATGATGTCCTAACAAACCTTGGCGTCACCGAGCATGTTGAGCCTATTGATAAACAGTATGAGTGTTTTTCTATCATCCACGATGTAGTGAGGCCAGGTGGCATTATGATCCACATGGTACCAGATGTAGAAGAACTAGAAAATTCAGGGGCATGGAAAGATCATTGTTCCATTTACTATACAAAAGAGTTCTTTATAGAGTTGACAGAAGCCTGTAATTATACTATACTTGAGAATAAAGTAATCTTTGGATTGAGATCTGTTGTACTAAGGAAGGAAACAGCCAGAGCGTTTACAGCAAACGCTGAGATATTTTCTTTGATACAGCAGAGATAAATAATTTTATGATTAAATTGGTCAATAATATTCCTAAAAAAATTGTTGATGATGTTGAGTTATGGGTAACAAGTACAAAGATCCCATGGTTCTTCTTCACTCACACATTGGGTGAAGAACCAAGAGGTAGCCACCCTGTAGATCAAGATACCTACACAATAGCTGATCTACCGCGCCTCACTCACTACTTCTTTCCAAATTCCAAAACGCCAGAGAACGATAAAAAGTACATTATGCCATTGACTCAATGGTGTATAGCAAACATTCTGCCTTCAAACTATGAGGTAAGAAGAGTCATGGGTAACTTGACTACCCAGTTGAGAGATGCTGAATTGCTTCTTAACATTCCTCATGTTGATTCGGACGATGGTGATAAGATTACATTCCTCTACTATGTTAATGATAGTGATGGTCAGACTGTATTCTTCAAAGATGGTAAGATTGCATTTGAAACAACACCTGTCAGGGGTACTGGTGCCCTGTTCCGATCGAACACTGTCCACGCAGGACAGGTACCATGTATAAATAAAAGCAGGTATGTGATTAATATTATATTTTCAAAGCGGGATTGATGTAATGGTAGCCTAGAACTTTGCCAAAGTTCACGCGCGAGTTCGATTCTCGCATCCCGCTCCATTTAGGTAATGTATGGTTGACACTATTAGAATAGATCCTTCATTAGCTGACTCAGTGGAAAAAGAGTTGCTAAGCATCAAGCCAAACTGGCAATATGTTGGAATGACAAATTATTTTTACGATGTGTCAGATTCTAATCAAAGGGCTCTTCTTGATAGTATTAATACAAAGTATGGTCCTGTTGTCGACACCCAAAGATTTACTGATGAGTATATAAATAGGTTTGCGAAGCCTGATGTTAGATTCATTGACATTCGTGGCAATCCAAATACACGTTACAACAAACATTTTCCAAGTGTTGCCAAGCTTGTTGACTATATACAAACTACATATATTCCTAGAGAGTATGCTGTGTATAGATTGATGACGAACATTCAAACAATTAGACCTAAATGGACTATGAATGCTCCTCATCCGGATACAAGATTAGATAAGTTTATTACAGTTTTATACTATGTCAATGACAGTGATGGAGATACGTTTTTCTTTGATGGAGATCAGTGCATAGGTAGAATGAGACCTATCAAGGGTACAGCTGCCATGTACCCATCCAACACATGGCATGCTGGCTCAACACCTATTGAACATGAGACAAGAGTAGTCATTAATATGGTGTTTGGTCCAAACAAATAAAGGAAGTGTGGCAGAGCGGTTGATCGCACTAGTCTTGAAAACTAGCAGACCTTAACGGGTCACGTAGGTTCGAATCCTACCACTTCCGCCAAATTATATAAGGAGATGATATGAAAAAGTTATTATTAATGTTTTTAGTATTTGCGCAAGTTGCTTCTGCAGCTGAACTACAGGAAGTGGTTGTCACTGCCCAGCGTAAGGTTCAGAACATTCAAGACGTTCCAATGTCAATCTCAGTTTTGACATCTGCAGATCTAGAAGCAAGACAAGTATCTGTTGTTGAGAATGTATTATTCAATGCTCCAAACGTTATTGGTAACAATAACTTAGGAACACAGGCAGCACTAAATCTTTTTATTCGTGGTGTTGGCACGACAGAAAATCTAGCAACAGCTGATCCAGCAATTGGTATGTACGTTGATGATGTATACGTGGGCAGACAAGCCCTGAATAATATTGCACTATTTGACGTCGAGAGTGTAGAAGTTCTTAGAGGACCACAGGGCGTTCTTTATGGACGCAACACTAATGGTGGTGCAATCAAGGTAACATCAGTCAAGCCAAATGCAGATTATTATGGCCAGTATGATTTTTCATATGGTTCATTCAACTATCTCGATGCCAAGCTAATTGGCAATGCCCCAATCACCGACAACCTTTTTGCAAGAGCAAGTTTTGTTTGGGCACAAGATGATGGTTATATGACTGCTATCAACAAGAGTGTTAACAATCAAGATGTTGTTGGTGGCAAGTTTGCTTTAAGATATTTAAAAGAAAACGTTGATGTAACATTATCAACAGACTATATCGATAGTCAAACAAATGGTAATTTTGTAGTTGATGTTGGTGGCATTTTACAATCTGGTTCAAGAAATTTATTTGTCAGTCAATCCAATAAAGATGCTCTAAATTTAAGTGAATCAATTGGTACAGTATTAAATGCTAAGTATACCGTTGGCAACTTTGAACTCCTATCAATCACTGGGTATAGAGAAACAAATCAGTATCTCACCTTTGACGCTTCAGGCCAGCCAGTTTCATTGTATAACATATACCAGAACCAAGCAGCTGACCAGCTCTCACAGGAACTGCAGGTTGTAGGTAATGTTGGTCCAGTCACCTTTGTTTCAGGATTATATTTTTTCAGTGAAAAGACGGATGCTTATGTAACAGATGAACTCCGCCAACCAAACTCACTGTTTAATGTTGCTACATTCATTACAAAATACTTTGATGTCGAAGTGAATAATTATGCTGCCTATGGGCAGGCTGAGTATAGTTGGAATGATCTTACATTGGCAGCTGGTGGAAGATATACTAAAGAAGATAAGGAACTTAACCTAGCTCAATCTAGTACAATTCCAGGTCCATTATATAACTATACAAGAGCATCTAAGAGAGAATTCAATAAGTTCACACCAAAGGTATCTGCTAGCTATAATCTCAATGGTGCATTATTGTACGCTTCATATGCAGAAGGGTTTAGATCAGGTGGCTGGACAGGTCGTGCCTTTAGAGGCGATCAGTATGTCAACTTTGAACCTGAGAATGTAGAAACTGTTGAGGTTGGTGTTAAAGCTGAAGGCTCAAGCTGGCGTATCAATGCTGCTGCATTCCATACCGACTACACGAACCTATTCAACACACTGACATTGAATGGTGCATTTACTGTACAGACAGCTGATGCCACTATCAAGGGATTGGAAGTTGAAGGTCAAGTTGTAGCCAATAGTTGGCTAACAGCCTATGGTAGTGTTGGTTTACTAGATGGTGAGTATAAGCAGCCTCAACCACGCAATCTAGCTAGTAGCCTTCAGCGCTCTCCAAAGTACCAGACAACACTTGGTGCAACAGCTACATTCCCAGCCAAAGCTGGTAAGGTAGTTCTAAATGCTAATGTCTATTATGTTGACAAGTATCTACTAACACCAGCTAATCTTGCATTCACTGCACCTTTGTTAGCTGGTAAAGGTTTAGATGTTTCTGGTGGTTATGCTCTGATTAATTTGTCGGCGACATATAGTATAAGCAGCGTGGATGTGTCGCTGCAATGTACTAACTGTCTTGATAAGGAGTATACAGAAGGATCGATATATATTGGTCAGTATGCTGGCGCTTGGCCTGGTATGCCAAGAGTTGTCAAGTTGAACATCAGCGAGAAGTTCTGAACATAAGCCCCTGTTGACATCCAGGGGCTTATCCTATACAATACACAGTATTGCCCGGGTGGCGGAATTGGTAGACGCAACGGTCTTAGAAGCCGTCGCCGAAAGCGTGGAGGTTCGAGTCCTCTCCCGGGCACCATATTATAAGAGAGTGACATGAAGCATAAGTTATCTTTACTATTGGTTTTTGCTCTTGTTGGTCAAGCATTTGGTCAGCAGAATGAGCTTGCAGAGCCAAGAGGCATGCAAGATATTATGGCTGAGATTGTCACCGGTAAGTATAGAATGAAGCAAGGTAGTGCTGCACCTTGGACAAATGAAGTTGTAGCAACCAGCGCTCATATCAATGCCTTAATCGAAGGCGAACTCTGCGAATCAAAAGAGTTTGATGTTAAGTTTGTTAAGCAAGAAACCCAATATGCAAAGTGGCGCGACCCAGTCGCATTTGAAGAGTTGACCTATAAGGGCAAGATCGAAGCAACATCAGAAGACCGTAAGATGACTATGGTGATTGAGAGTAACTCAGTTGGCCTAGCATTACGTAGAACTGTTATCTACTGGAACGGTGAGAAGGTTGATTGGGTTTGGCTTGGAACAGGGATTGTTGTCAAGGGGATGAGCGGTGGTCCAGTTATTGCTAGGTCTGATGGCGCTGTTGTTGGCATTGTTATGGGTCGTCCTGCCAAGGGATTGAAGAAGTACGCATTTGAAGAAGAGAAGTATGGTGACCTGACAATCTTTGTTCCATACAGCGTAGTTGACTTCGTTTGGAGAAATTGCAAGTGAAGAAGCAGAAGCTTACTTGGGCAAACCTCAAGAAGGATAAAATGTTCCACATTGAGGCTGGCATCGTTGTTCTTGTATTCATTGCATATTGGTTCTTTGCATGAAGACCTATATCCATGTTAACCAGCATGTGATACGTTCAAACAAAAAGAACGGAAATAATGATCCAGTAATTACAGTTAAGAGAGGATCTAAGAATACTTACTGTCGGAAGGTGAAGATTCTTGGTCCAAGTGAAGTAGTCTATTCAGGCAACGACAAACCACTACTATCTTGTGGTGCCAGAGTTGCTGTAGTTACAGAATCAGAAGTCGAGATAGTAGAATGAAAGTTATTAATTTGTTCGGTGGGCCAGGCGTTGGCAAGTCTACAATTGCAGCCGACCTCTTTGCTATGATGAAGCGTGAAGGCCACAATGTAGAACTAGTGAATGAGTATGCTAAAGAAGTTACCTGGGAGGGGCACTTTAGTTATTTAGATGATGAGTTCTATGTCCTGGCCCACCAGAACAGACGTTTGGTTAGATTGAAAGGTAAGGTCGATTACGTTATTACAGATTCACCAATCCTTTTAGGTCTAGCATATACACCTCCTACTTACTACCCTGAATATTTTAGTAAGTTTATCCATGAGGTTTGGAATTCGTATACCAATATAAATATCGTTCTTGAGAGAGAACAAAGTAACTATATTGAGGCTGGAAGGAATCAGAAGTATGAAGAGGCGCTCATCAAGGATAAGATGATGATCGATCTTCTAGAAGGTAACAACGACAAATATTTTAAGACTGTTGTTGATAGGACAACAAAATACGAAATTCTGGAGTACGTAAAACATGGCGACAAAAAATGATGTAACTGGTGATACTATTCAGACAAAGTTAGCATCTGACGCTTATAGACAGAACTGGGAAAAGATCTTCGGTAAGAAGGATAAAAAGAAGAAAGATGGACAACGAAGAAGTTCTAGAAAAGTTCAACCAACTAGTTGAACAATACGGGGACCAACTACCAAACCATATTCATGAACCAAGACGGTTTTCTTATTATGTCCGTATGACCGCTTGGACGAAAGAACTAGAAAAGTTAGCTGTTGATTCTAAACCTAAGGGCTAGTATAATAAATATTACATACTGACCATTAGGAGTTTGTCGTGTCTCTTGTATTGATTGCTGATAGTGCTGGTACCCCAAAAGATTGGGTTAACTTCGAAACTGCTGTTTGCTATTACGCTAAAGATAAAGTTATCTGGGAAGCAGGTTCTCCTATAAGAGAATTCCTGGGTGGCCATAACTATCTTGGCGAGCAATCGAAGATTACTATCTCTTCAATCCTTGGAGTCTCTGGTCCAATCCTTGGTTCTCATTTTTATGATAGAGAGTCAATTTATGCTGATCGTTATGTTTTATACTCACGCGATCGCCACCTTTGTGCTTACTGCGGCAATCAGTTTCAGCCTAAAGAATTAACTATTGACCATGTCCACCCTCGATCAAGAGGTGGTAAGAATCTTTGGACAAATGTTGTAGCAGCATGTAAGCCATGCAACCATAGAAAGGGTAATAAGACTCCAGAAGAGGCTAAGATGCATCTTCTCTATGTTCCATACGTTCCTAATATATTCGAAAAGATGATCTTGCGGAATAAAAAGATCTTGGCTGACCAGATGGAATTCCTAATTGGTAGAATTCCAAAGCACAGTAGAATCTTTCCTATCCAATGAGGCTGCCAGGCTTACTCTATAAGATTGGAAAGGTTGATACCTCAAAGATTGAAGAGTGCGTAAATGCTCTAACCAGCGAGCAATGGATGGAATGGGACCTGAGGCAGAATAGATATAAAGTCCATGCTGCCACAGAGTCCTACCCATTCATGTTCTCTGAGTATGGTGAGAAGCCAAAGCTGTACAACCAAGATACAGATATCTGGAAGGCAATCAGACCACTGGTCAATAATCTCGAAAGCTTTTATAATACAAAAGCTGCTGCTATTGTTCTTGTTAAACTGAAGCCGAAAACAAATATCATTCCCCACACTGATGGTGGATGGTTTATTGATACGCATAGAATACACATTCCAATTATAACAGATTCGAAGATAGTATTTGTTCTTGATAGTGAAAAATTCCATCTAGAGGCTGGCAATGTTTATGAGATTAATAATGTTGTGGAACATAGCGTTATCAATCCAACTGATATTGGTCGAGTTCATTTGATGGTTGATCTAATGCCTAACCCAATATCAACTATTGACTATAAAAATTTATTAGCAAATGAATTCTAAGTATCATATCAACAATCAAGACCATAGAATTTTCACAGGTAGTGATTGTCCTGAGGTATGGGATACGATTGGCAGGCTACAGTTTGATCTATGCATCGAGCATGGCCTTCATCATCACATGAAATTCATTGATATTGGTTGTGGATCACTGAGGGGTGGTGTTCATTTCATTAGGCATATTGGTGCTAATTATTTTGGTATTGATAAGCATAGAGAAATGATTGATGCAGGGTTAGATATTGAACTCCCTGCTGTTGGATTACACTCATCCTATGATAACTTTGATGTCAATAGTAATTTTGATATTAGCAAGTTCAATGTTAAGTTTGATATGGGCATTGCTCAATCAGTCTTTACCCACCTACCTCTATACAAACTTATTGAGTGTCTTGATCAAATCCACCCACACTTTAACATCGGTGGTAAATTTATTGTTACTTTGTATGTGAATAATAGTAAACAACAAACGATGGAGTATGACATCAACTATAGACTTAAACCTGTATTCGAAGGGAATCCTATTGATGTCGATAAACATTCTATTCGTCCAGTCAATAATGATGATCCAGAAAATGATAGTGGAATGAAGTCCTTCATTTTCCAACGACATACTGTACAATCAATTACACCTCATATCCAGGATAAGTGGCAGATGAAAGCGCTTGGTGGGTGGAAAGCACACCCTAGATGGCCCACTTTATACGTGTTTAAAAAAGTCCTTTAGAATCAATAGGTTACGAATCCTTAAAAATCAACGAGTTACTGTAGATTTTGTAACTCCTTGATTCTACGTGTTGTCTTAATTGACCAACCGCGTATAGTGGGCGACATGAACAAACGCGAATACACATTTGACGAGAACATCGTTTCCGACCTCCACAAGGATGCCTATGGCAGCCGTCCTGGAGAATACTTCTGGGCTCATTGGGACGCTTGCAACAGCGATGACAAGCAGCGGATCTGGGATGGATTGCTCGATGATCTTGACCGTGCTGTCGAGAACGAGCGCGAGATGCAGATCGAGGCTATCCATGACCTTGAAGATCAAATCAAGTTCATATTGTCGACGGTCGCCGGCTCGACTCGTGAGGACGCGATTCGCTATCTCCACGAACAGCATGACACAAACGGCAACATCGAGTATCTCGAATACAATCTCGGCGTGCCATATGGTTATCTGAGTGGTCGTAATATTGGTGACATGGCTGCCTAAGAGGATTATACAATGTTGTTTGAAAATTATGATTTTGACATGGCTCTTTATAAGTATGCTGACCATCTTGTTGCAACGTATAACAAGACGGGCTCAGAGGGTCACTATCAAGTGTCATTTGATCGTGGTCGCAAGTTTCTGAAGGTTGTCTCCAATTCTTGGGGCTCACGTTCGGTGCATAGTTTCATCTGCATCAAGGAACATGATGGCTGGAAGTATGGTGACATTCTGAAGGCTGCTTCTTGGGCACAACCTGCAAAGAACTTTGCTCGTGGTAATATTTTGAATACTAGCTCATATGTCAATCATCGATGGGTGGGACTCTAATGAATACAACAATCGCTAATACAAAACAGATTCGGAAGCTTTTCAAGCAGACGTTTTCGATTAGTCCTCTTTTTACAAACACTGTGGCTGATCCTGATATGCGGACTCTTGGCTTCTTCTTTCCAACTAACGTTGATGCTGCTTTGGATATGATTAAGAGTAAGTTGCAAGAAGCAGGATTTAGTAATCAAGTATACACGACTGGCAATTGCTACGTTCGAGTCGTAGCTGTTAAGTCGACTGGTGCGTAATGTCTCTTTCACGTAAGAGGCAGATCGCCGATAGAAATTTAGAAGGGTTTGAATACAAAATGTCATACGAACAAGCATTAGAGGCTGCTGGTGCGCGAGTAATCTCGTTCCAGGAGTTTGGTGACTGGCAAGGCTCATGGGTCGCGCTAGTTGAGTATCAGGGTGAACGTGGTTGGGTGCAGGGTGCGTTTGGCTCTTGCGATCACTGCGATTCGTTCCAAGCTGAGTTTGATTGGGATTCAGACTTTGCGTGTGAAGATGTTCAGGAACGTCTTGCGCAGTTTGGTCGTTCGTATCTAGATGACCTACTCACGACAGAGCAGGTATTGCGTCAGTATGATGCTGATGCGGATTGGGATTCTGACTCAGAAGCTGCTGCGTTCTGGATTCGCGAAACAGAACAGACTTATCGGAGCGTGCAATGAACGAACGAATTCGACAACTTGCTGAGCAGGCTGGATTCCGTTCTGATGTAACTGTTACCGATGGTAACAATAAAAGAATGGATACCAAAACATCTATTGCGTTAGAAAAGTTCGCCGAGTTGATTGTTCGGGAAGTGTTTGCCAAGATTGAGGACGAAAGGTTTGAAGTATATCAACCTGTGAAAGAATCAGTAATGAAACATTTCGGAGTTGAATGATGGGCACTAATTATTATGTTGTTGATAATGTTTGCGAATGCTGTAAGCGATATGATGAAAAATATCATATCGGCAAGAGTTCGTATGGTTGGGCATTCTCTTTCCAAGGTTACAAGTACGATGGTCTGACCACTTGGCAAAAGTGGAAAGAGTATCTTACTGACAAAATCATCTATGATGAGTATGGTGAACAAATTTCATTTGATAAGTTTGTTGAACTGGTAGAAGTCCATACACATCCGAACTATGTGATTGTGAATGAGTATCACCCACAAGGTCGCAAGGTAAAGGTTCACAACGAAGAAGGTCGTAAAGAAGGCTGGTTCAACCCAGAGTATGATTGGGATGATCCAGAAGGTTATTCGTTTTGCTCAAGAGAATTTAGTTAGAAAAGACTTGTCCTAACAACAAAGCTGTAGTATAATAATTGTATGAACAAAGTACCGAAAGTTATCTTCTTATACGATGATAGATTACCACACCAAATTGGTATCTTCAGATACATTATCTACACATTCTCTGGTAAAGAGAAAGTTGTATATAATATTTGTATTGCAGACCAACACAACAAACAAAACCTAAAATATGTAACTGAATATGGACATACCATTCCAAGCAGTATTGGCTCAGCATTGTTTAGATATTTTAATGATAGGGTAGAAGATGTTTATCAAAACGCCTGAATCGTATCACTTTGACCACAAGTATGCCCTCAACATTATCGAAGAGCAGTACAAAGCCGAGTACATGGGATACTGGGCAATTAAGCGTGGTGGCAGTTGGAGCGAGATGCCTGTTGATGTTTTCTATCAACCAAATCCTGATTTGTCCAAGGGTCACTCACACTACTTTGGAATCTTCACGGTTCCAGGACAGGGTGTGATGATTACAGATGCCAAAAGTGCATTCAGCGAACCGATCACTGGCTTGCTGACGGAAGATGGTGAGGTGATTGTCAGTCGCTATCGGCACGATTGTGTTCAGAAGGGACCATACATGATTGATGGTGGTCGCGACTATTTGCGCACCAGTGGTAACAACGCTGATGGTAAGTTGGTCAAGGTGACTGTTGTCGATGGCGAGTTTCAGTTTGAGGTCTACGGTGAAGTTTGATATGCATTGGGTCAAGCGATGGTCTTTTGGATCAACAGCGCGATTCAATAATGGTAATCCTTATCGCGACTTTCGCATTGGACCAATCATGATTCGATGTTTTTGGATAAAGCAATGAATGGTGTTTGCTATTCGACAAACTTGATGGGACCAATCAACCTTGAGTGGATAAAGCAACACGGTGAAGGTTGGTGCGCTGGTCGCATTGACATTTACGGTGAGGGATTGTATCCTGATGAAATAGGATTGCCACCCATGAAGTCAGAGGACTGGGGTCGTTTTAGTGATTGGTTAGATACTTTTGAAACTGATTATATGTGGACTCTTAGAATGTTGGTTTCTGAATATGAGAAAACAAATCCCAAGATTCAATGGCACCATACACCAGAGTGGGAGATGGACAAATGAACAAGAAGATTACAGTTGAACTTGATTGGGATACAATGGACAAGATCACAACTTGCTCAATGAAGGGTGTTGCTGAGAGTCTTGAAGACGATCTTGAGAAGCGCAAGGCTGGAACTGGCATGGCAATCTTTCATGAAAATAAGAAGAAAGACATTGCTGAGATCAAACGACATATTGATGCGTTCAAGACTGTGTTGAAGTATTATGGAGAAGGTGATGAGCAATGAAGACCGTCTTAAATCACTAGAAGAGATTAGTAAGATCTTTAATGAGGCGATGGCCGAGGTTGAGAAGGAATCAGAAGACTTTTGGAACAGTCTTTCTAAAGATGACCAGTTAAAAGCATTCTGTGCTATCTCACGAAGAATCTATAAGGGTGAGATTGAGGATAGAGGAACATATCGTTATGTTCTTTATGATGTATTTGGGTTTGGTCCAGAAGCCTATGCCCCTGCTCAGTTGGCTGGATACTTGGCAATTCACAATTCTATTATGGCATCTGATCATGATGAAAGATTGCTCAAGGCATTCTGTGTCAAGTTTGGAATTGAAGATGCTGATGCAAAGATAAGAGATTACTTTTTATGACCGAAAAAGAATACGATGTCGTTCTTGATGTTCTGCAAAAGCACCATGACAAACTTTGGGAAATGACGAAACGAAACATGGAATCTGAGTTTCTTGGAATGGGTATCATGGACGACATTCGATTACAACAAATGGCTGAAATCAAAGAAGCGATTCGTTGGTGGAAAGAACGAAAGGAGATGCTTGGAAAATGAAGAAGTTTGATCGTTTTGAATTTGAGCAGCAGATCATGGAATGCTGGAATGTCACGAGTGACGTTAAGACTGTGGCTAAATATCTTATGGACGCTCCTCTTGAGACTGGTAGAGAAGATAAGATTGCCAACATGCTAATTGGTATCGAAGCACTCTATAATGCAAAGTTCGATGAGCTGTTCCGTCAGTATGAAGCGATCATTAAGGAACAGCATGATAGAGACAATAGTAAAGAATAACACAATGTGTAGTGAGAAGAGAATCCAATCTCTTCGAAATATACTACCTAAGATAAACAACCTTGGCGGCGATATTGTAGAATGCGGTACGTGGAGGGGCGGACTTGCTGCCCTCATGTTACAGCATGTATTAGATCATAATGTTAGTAAGCTAATCTTTATCTATGATACATTTGAAGGTATGCCAGAGCCTGGTGATAAGGATCATCCAGATGCTTTAAGACGATACAGCGAATTGAAGGATGGTGAGTATTCAGATTGGTGTAGAGCTGGGATTGATATCGTTAGAGACACACTAAGACAAGTAACAAAAACGTACAGTGACCATTGCTACCTTATTGAAGGTAAAGTAGAAGATACACTAGAAGTATTTGGGCCAGAGGCAATCGCTCTTTGTAGATTGGATACAGACTGGTACTCTTCTACCAAGATTGAAATGGAAGTCCTCTTTCCAAGAGTCGTCAAAGGTGGCTATATCATTGTAGATGATTACTCAGACTGGCCTGGATGTAAGTTGGCTGTGGATGAATACTTGGCCAACGTAGAAGAAGACTACAACCTATCAATAGAAGACGGATCTTTGGTGATACACAAACTATGAAAAACTATTTTATAAGAGAAGGCTATAAGGTTCGTTTAGAGAACATGTTCTACAATGATACGAACATGAAGGACGAATGGCAGAAGGAAGTCTATGAGTATGCTCGTCTTCAATTCAATCTTCACAATCTTAAAAGTGTTTGGGATATAGGCACAGGGTCTGGTTATAAGCTCTTGAAGAACTTTGGTGACGTAAAGACACTTGGCACTGATCTTACGCCGACTGTTAATTGGTTAAGAGCGACTTATCCAAATAGAGACTGGTCTGATAGTTTTGAAGTCTTTCATGGCTATGATATGATCATCTGTTCTGATGTCATTGAACACATTCCTGATCCAGACCCTCTCTTGGATACAATCGAACAAGCAAATCCAAAACTGATTGTCTTCTCTACTCCAGAGCGAATGTTGTTCCCAAGAGGCTATGATGGTCCACCTGATAACGTCTGCCATGTAAGAGAGTGGACGTTCGATGAATTTGGCAAATACATCGATTCCAGGTTCCAGGTCTTAGACCACTTCATATCTAACGAAAAACAGGCTACCCAATGCCTGCTAGCAGCCGTCAGAAACACGTAATTCCAAAATCCCTGTAGAATCAATAAGTTACAGTTCCTTTAGAATCAAGCAGTTACTAACTCCTTGATTTTACGTGTTGCCTTAATTGACCATTCGCGTATAGTGGGCGACATGGAAACAATAACTGCAATTGAACAAGAGGCCTGGAACGAGTACGAACTCGTCCAGGGTGATATTGACGTCAAGCGCGAGGAGCAAGAGCAACTCGCTTGGATTGAGAGCCGCCTTGGCGGTTGGGATGATCTCGAGGACTACATCTAATGACGCTAAACGAATATGATAAGCTGTTGAGGGGCCATGACTGGTACTACAACTACTCAGACGATGGTCGTGTTTGGCGGGCTGGTGAAAGTGTCCAGAGTCAGATTGTGAGTCTTTCTAAAATGTCGGAAGACCATCTTACCCTCTATAACGCTTGGAGTAAGTATTACTTTTCTGGTCCAAATTTCAACTCTGAGAAATTTACGAAAGAGCAGTTGGACGAAGTCCGTAAGACACTAGGAGTACTTTAATGTCTGCAAAGCAAACTGAATTGAATTCTAATCTTGCTAAGATGTTCACCGACCTTCTCTTGAAGCAGGGTGGACCAA